TCTTCTGTGAGAAGAATAGTGTGGACATTGAATCAGTTCCCAAGTTGATGTCCAAACCCCTGAAAGAAAAATTGAAGTGTGAGGCTATGGAACTAAACCTCCTCAAGAAAACTAGTCATGCTAAACTCCCATTATGATTCCCAAGGTGACTCCTTTTGATGCCTACAAATCTTATCTTGGTTTAAAAAACCACTTTACAAAAGAGAAGTATGACTACCATAGGTATGGTGGAAAGTCACGTGCTTCTTTGGAAAGTTTCTATAAAAGACGTGACAGATACTTTTTTGAAAAACTGAGCAGGCAAAAAGATGATGCAGAAGTGGTTGAGTTTTTTGTTAGTAATTTTGTCAGTTGTGATGATCCACAGTCTCTTTGGATTGGAGAAATCGTCAGAAATGGAGAACAAAACTATACAGACTGGAAGAAGCGACTTCAGTCTCTGAGTTATACATTCAAGTCTGAGATTGAGAATGTCTTTGCTGGAAAGAACTTTGATGAGATGTTTCACATTGAGGGTACAAAACACCCTCCAATTGTGAAAGAACATCTTGGTAAGAATATCTCTCTTGAATCTCTTGTTCTATTAAATAAGATTATTGGATTCAAAAATAACTTTGACAAAAAACTTGATGACCCTGTGTGGAAGTTTCTCTCTATGAGAATGTCAAAGTATGATTCTTTCCTACATATTGATGTGATCAAATATAGAAAAATTTTAAAGAGTATAGTAGTATGAGTTTCTTCGAATCAGAATTTGTCAAGAAGGAGATGCAGGATATTACTGAACTCCAAGAAAAAATCTATGAGAGTGTCTTTAAGTTTCACTCTATGTCAAATGCAGAAAAACTTGAGCATGTGGAAATGCTTGAGGATCTTTTGAATAAACAAAAAATTCTCTACACCAGACTCAGTTTGTCTGATGATCCTCAGGCACAATCAATGAAAGAAAACATCATGAAGGAAGCAACCATGATTGGGTTTCCTGCAGATGTTGACCTGGCTACGGTGTTCTCTAACATGAATGCTATGATTGCCAACATGAAGAAAACTATCCAGAGAGAGGGTTGACTTCCTCACCTAAATATTCTATATTGAGGCTGCCTGATCCTCTACCAAGCTAAAGGACACAGACCAAATACATCTAATACGGAGAATACAATGTCTTTCAAAGACCTTAAAAAGCAGTCTTCCCTTGGTTCACTCACTAACAAGTTGGTGAAAGAAGTAGAGAAGATGAACAATACTGGTGGAGGTGCAGATGAACGCCTTTGGAAACCAGAAATGGACAAGTCAGGTAATGGGTATGCAGTTATTCGCTTCCTCCCTGCTCCTGAAGGAGAAGATCTTCCTTGGGTAAAACTCTTCTCTCATGCCTTCCAAGGACCTGGTGGATGGTATATTGAAAACTCCCTGACCACTGTGGGAGGAAAAGACCCTGTAGGAGAACTCAACAGGGAACTTTGGAACAGTGGAAATGAATCTGATAAGGACACTGTGCGTAAGCAAAAGCGCAAACTGTCCTTCTATGCCAACATCTATGTTGTCAAAGATCCTGCCAACCCACAAAATGAAGGAGGTGTGTTCCTCTATAAGTTTGGCAAGAAGATCTTTGATAAGATTATGGCTGCTATGCAACCTGAGTTTGAGGATGAGACTCCTATCAATCCCTTTGACTTCTGGCAAGGTGCTAACTTCAAACTGAAGTTGAAGAAGGTTGCTGGTTATTGGAACTATGACTCCTCTGAGTTTGATCGTCAGGGTCCTCTCCTGGATGATGATGATGCCCTTGAAGCAATCTGGAAGAAGCAATATTCTCTTGCTGCTTTCACTGCTGCTGATCAGTTCAAGTCCTATGATGAACTGAAGAAGCGTCTTGATTATGTTCTTGGAAAGAAGTCAACACGTCCAGCACCACAAGCAGAGGAAACTGAATATGATAACTACGCAGCAGCAGAACAAAAGTCTGTTACAGAAGAGCAAGTGCTCAGGAAGCTTGAAGATTCTTACCAAGCATCAAAAACTCCTGATCCAGCACCCACTGCTACTGACGATGATGATGACGCTATGTCTTACTTCGCAAAACTTGCTGACTCATGAAGTGGACTTATGAGAGAGGGTGTCTCACCCTCCTTGTAATTGCAACCTATTATAGTTTATTAAAATAGGTTTATATTGTCTGCTTTTACTAATGATCTAGTTACAAATTGGGTGCTACCATCTTTATATTCCATCAAACTCTTGATGTCTCTTATAACAGTTTGAATAAGTTCAGGTTTTAATAAGAAAATATTTCTTTTATCATCTTGAATTTTAGATTCATACTCATAGTTGGTAACACCTACATTTGTATTTGTAACAGTGCTCATTCTTCCTAGAGCACCATCATAAAAAGTAATAGAGTAATCAGAAGGGACTTCAAGTCCCTTTTTTAATACTGTATAATTGTTACTTGAATCCTTCACTTCAATAGATTCATAGTGATGGATGTTATCATAGTTAGTAACTCCATACTTCTTATTCATGTAGAGTTCAAAAGTTCTGTTGCTCATTGGCCATTCATCTTGAATGTTAATGATATTGTTTGAAAGTAGAACTATCCAATCATAATTTGGATTGTTATAGATTTTATTAGCAACATTATCAGGTCTCTCATCACCAACAATTTGATACTTGGTGAAGTTTGTTAAGTCTTGGAATAACTTATTACTAAGTTTTACTCTCTTAAAGAGATTTTTTACTTCTGTGTATGAGGATATATTCTGCTCACTAGGGATCCTATTGACATACTCAAGATTGGGAAGGTAAGAAAAGTAGTTTGACATTTTTAGTAACCCATGTTTCTGTGTTTATCGAATGATCCAATAGCATCATCACTTGAATCATCAAACTCATCAGCATAGATTGGTTCAAGTTCTCCAAAACTCATCTGAAGATCATAAGCTGTCAATGAACCAGTCTCATTGTATGTCATATAAGTTCCATCAGGTGTATAGTTCACATTAAGATTGGTCATTGCCATTGGTTTGAATACATTTAAATAAGGATGTATTGCACCAGCATTTTCACCTTTAGCGTTATATATGTATTCAACAGTGAATACTCTAGGAGTTAGTAAGAAAAGATTAGAAGTAGATCTTTGAACTGCCATGTTCTTTTTGAACACTCTGATAATTTGTTTTATCTCCTCTGATTCTTTTGCTGACCTTGGTGTAAATCTAAAGTTAAAGTTAAAGGTACGCAGGTTAGGACCTTTGAAAAGAAGTTCAAGATTAGGATTGAGTGTCACACCTGCAGTTCTACCAAGGATGTTTGCACCAACTGCTTGTCCAGCAAAGTAAGCAGTCAATGCTGGTCCACTTGCTGGATCACTCAACATAGCACTTATGTCATTTCCTATTTCCTTAAGGGCACTTTGTGCTGCTTCACCCATCTTTTCAAGATTGCCAAAATTTCCTAATGTTTCTATCCCTCCCACAGCAGCTCTACCAGCAATCATTTGAAGTGGGTTTAAGTTATCACCACCCCAACTAACAGCATTTGATTCAGAGAAATTAGGTTGCATAGGGAGAATCACAGTCTCCTTCTTCTTAGAATCTTTAATTAATCTTTGCTTTGCACTTTTTCTGCTATTAAGTGTTAGTGCTTGTCTTCCTCCAGCAGTATATTCATATGCAGTAATTCTTATAAAGTCATAACCTAAGTCAGGTATATCTAAAGGATATCTTAGAAGATCTTTACCTTCAGGTATTGCTCTACCTTTTACATTTGCAACATTGAAATCACCACCTGGTGAAACAGTTACCTGATCAGGGTCAGTGTTTGGATTGTTGGCAGTTGATTTATACTCCTCAGTTTGACGAAGTGCTTGATATTCATCATCAGGAAGCACTTGTTTTGCAAGAGATAAAACATCATATCTTGTTTGCTTAGTTACTCTTTCCTCTTGACCTTGAGCACCATCAGGATTGCCAGCACCAAAATATTTTGCATTCAGTGTTGGTGAGTTATGTGTTGTTGACCCATCAGATTTAACTGTACGCATCAAGGTCTCTGTTGTTGTTCTACCTTGACCAACTCCTGTAGTTGTTTTCTCAAAATATTGAACTTCGCCAGTTTTTATATTTGTCCTTACAATTACATTGCCTTTCTTTTTATCAATTGAGTTATCAGGATCATCATACTTTTCTAGGCGCAGTGTATGCTCATATACATTATCACTCTTCTTCTTCCAATTAGTGTTGTTATTAGTAGATGGCATTGATCATCCTTGCATTTAAGTATTTATTAGGAAATGTTGAGTTGGAATAGATCTTGCATCTCTTAATTCAAGAGGATAAACTACATGCAAGTTGCCAATAATTTCATTCCAAGTATAGTTTCTAAACTTACCCCAATGATAATTCAATCCCCTAAATCCCCATCTATCTACTGATACACAAGCAATCAGTGGGTTTTGATCATACTTTATTCTTGGTGTCTTTGGTTGATATACAAAGGTGTAGTATCTACCAACATCAGGAACAACTTCTGTCTCTGTCAGCACCTCAAGAAGAGCTACCATTCTATCATCAGCAGATGACTTATTAATGATGTCATCTACAACATACTCTAATCTATTTTCTGCGCTTTCTAGATACTCCTCTTGTTCCATAGTTCTTCCTAGTGTAATGTTTTTCTGGGAAGATTTGATTCTCCGTCATTATCTGAAACTCAATTCCATTATCTTTGGCAAACTCTGACGCTGCTTTCCACTTGGCTTTATTTATCTCAAAAGTTGCACATTCATACAAGTATGATTTTGTGACTCTACTTTTCTTTTCAGGTGGTCTTGTTTGATGGTCAGGTTTGATTTCTATAATATATCTTTTTCCATCTGTCTTTTCAATCAAGAAGTCAGGGTAGTATCTATGGACTTTACCATCAGCAGGTGACACATATGGGATTGAAAACTCTTCACTTGCCCACTTCTTAATGCTAGGATTAGTATCACACTCTTTACAAAATCTTCTTTCCCAAGAACTTCTACAGATAATATTGTCAGGGTTCCCCATATACTTGTTGGGGTTGGTGGGTTTATATTTTGTCTTTATACTTTTTCCCACTTCCTGTCTACATAGTAATAGTAATTAAGTTTATTTATAGATGGCCACTGATTCTGGCACAAGAATAGGTAACTACAAGTACTCTACAGACAAGTTGAAAGAGAAGTTGATGCACTCAGCAACAACTTCAAATTACTTCTTGTCTATTAATGCACCTGCACCTGTATTAACCTATATTGAAAGAAAGAAAAGAATTGGTATCAAGGGTACAAATTTAAGAGAGAGAATCAATCTCTCATGTATTGATGCCTCACTTCCTGGTTCTTCATTTGCCACTCATGATGTGAGATCTGATTTTATGGGTGTCAGTGAAAAGATGGCATATAGAAGGATGTATGATGAGCAAATGTCAGTGTCAATGATTGTTGATCCTGAGTACAAAACTCTGCACTTCTTTGAAGGATGGATGGACTTTATTGCTGGTAAAGAAATAACTGATAGGGGTAATAATGAAACTTATAAGAATTCTATAAATGGATTCAGGATGAACTATCCTGATGGTGATAATGGTTATAGAACAAAAAGTGTAATTGAATTGTATAAATTTGAAAAAGATATATCAACTCGTCAGAGTATCAAGTACACTATGGTTGAGGGATTTCCAATCTCAATGAATGCTATGGAAATTAGTTATGGACCAACTGATCTTCTTAGACTGACAGTGAACTTCTCGTTTGTCAGATATGTAACTGAACCCTATAGCAACATTGCAACCACTGATGATGGATTAGCTTTGAACTTTGTTGATAGTCAGGGAAGACTTTCTAATACTACCCAAAACATTGCCTAAATATTCACACTGATTTTTTTATAGGATATTATGCCTTTACCAAAAATTGTAACACCAACATTTGAGTTGGATTTGCCTTCATCAGGGAAAACAATTAAGTATAGACCCTTCCTTGTAAAGGAAGAAAAGCTACTTGTGATTGCACTTGAGTCAGAGGACTCACAGCAAATTACTTCAGCAATCAAAGCAGTTATTTCTGATTGTATTTTGACTAAGGATGTCAAGGTTGATCAGTTACCAACATTTGATATTGAATATCTCTTCTTGAATATCAGAGGAAAATCTGTAGGAGAGGTGGTGGATGTTAATATTGTTTGTCCAGATGATGGTGAGACTGAGGTAAAGGTATCAATTAATCTGGATGATATTCAAGTTGTCACAAATGAAGATCATACCAAGACTGTGAAACTTGATGATGTATATTATATGGATATGAAGTATCCTTCTCTTGATCAATTTATAAAGAACAATTTTGAATTTGAAAGTCCAGACTTAGATCAATCATTTGATCTCATTGGAACTTGTATTGATAAGATCTATAGTGAGGAAGAAGTTTATTCAACTGGTGATGTAAGTCCTCAGGAAGTAAGAGAATTTCTTGAGCAATTAAATTCAACTCAGTTTAAAGAGATTGAGAAATTCTTTAGTACAATGCCAAAACTTTCTCACACTATTGATGTGAAAAATCCAAAGACCAAGAAAAAGAATAAAGTCACATTGGAGGGACTCTCAAGTTTTTTCGCATAGGCATGGCACATATGGATATGATGTCATACTATAAACTGAACTTTGCCTTGATGCAGTACCATAAATACTCATTGACTGAGATTGAAAATATGATCCCTTGGGAGAGGGAAGTCTATACCATTTTACTTGAGCAACATCTTAAAGAAGAAGAGGAAAGGGCAAAGAGTAAGTAATGGCAACAACTACCCCATCTAATTTGGAAAAAGAAATTAATGAGGGTATTTTGCGCACATATCTTGGTGTAGAAGATGCCAGTGATATAGACTTTGAAACATATAGAACACTACTTAAGGAAAAAATTGCTGCTGTCAGAATGGGTGGCAGTAAAATGGATAGTGGTGACATCTCTTATCTTACCAATGAGTTTTTAAGAATAAAGAAATTTAGAGTCCCTGAGGGGCAGAAGAAAAAGAAAATAGATGTAAAGAAGTTTGTTCAAAAAACAGAGGAGACAAGAAAAAAATCTAAGAGTTTGAAGAATAAACTTTTAGAACCAACAGAGATAAAATCAAAACCATCACAGAGTGTTAAACCTCAGATGTTGATGCTTCCTCCTGCACAGGAGTTACAAGGTGGAGAGGATGATCAGAATTTTAAGGAACAAGTTTCTAAGGGATTGGAAAACATAGTTCCAAATCTTGACAATCTTCAAAGTACAATGGAGAGCATCCTTGGAACTTTGAAACAGCAAGCTTTGCTAGGTAAGAAGGAAGAAAGAGAAGAGGATGCTGCTGAAGCAAGAGAAAGAAGAGTAAATAGAGAGAAAGTATTAGAGAGTAAAGGTAAGAAGTCTGGGGTTGATGATAAGAATCTAGGAAAGAAAGCAGTCAAACCTGTCAAAGGAATCTTTGATATGTTGATGGACTTCTTTAAAAATATATTACTAGGTGGTGCTCTTCTTTTCTTATTGAATGTGTTGAAAGATCCAAAGAAGATGCTTCAACCTTTTGTAGATGCATTGAATAATGTCTTAGGATTTTTTAATGGTATCATTAGAGGAATCAATGGATTCATAGATGGATTCAATACATTTGTGTTTGGTCCAATCAATATGTTTATCTTAAGTCCAATTCATGCATCACTTAATTTTATTGAAGACAGAATCAATGATGTCTTAGGTCTGTTTGGTGCTGACCCATTAGAAAATATACCAGATGAATCTCCAACATTGGAAATACCTAAGATCCCTGAGATTCCAATGTATGATCCATTTAAGATAAGACCTGAGAATCAAGAACAAGCACCACCAGTTCAAACATTCTCTGGTGGTGGACAGGTTACAAATAATAGCATTAACATTACAGGTGCTGGAGCAGATACACAATTAATCGCTGCTCAACCTGGTGAAATTGTTATGAGTAAAGGCGCTGTAAGTAAATATGGTGCTGGTAATTTACTTGCTATGAATGCTGCTGCTGGTGGTACAAATAAACCAAGAGACAATAAAGGAATACAAGGATTTGCAGGTGGTGGATTGGTAGGAGGAACAGCAGGTAACCCACCAAATGCTAAGAAGAGAAAGATATTCTTCCATTGGACTGGTGGTTTCCACAATCAAAATGTTGGCCCATATCATCAAGTCTTTAATGGTAGTGGTAAACCAATGAGAACAGCATCATATGGTGTTGATAATAATGATGGCACTGGTGGATACAATACAAATTCAGTAGCAATTGCTGCTGCTGCAATGGGTCACAGTGGAATGAATAAAGGATATAGTGATAAAAAAGGTTGGGCAGAAAATCCATTAACCAATGCTCAGACAACCTCAATGGCAAAAGAGGCAGCAGCACTTTTAAAATCATATGGTCAGACTGCTTCTGACGTTGATAAAAATGTGTTTACTCATGGTGAGATTGAAAGAAAGGGTGTAAGAGAGGGAAGGTTAAGTCCACCAGTTCAAAGGTGGGACTTGGACTCTCTTAATCCTGGACCATACAATCATCCAGGTGGATTCTTTACAACTAAACAGGTAAGATCTGCTGGTGGTAACGCTATGAGATCTAAGATAAAACAATTCATGGGTAGTTCAGCAACACCCAAAGAAGAGGAGAAAGTAAAATCACCTGTTGAAGCAGGTCCAGCACCCATACCATCAGCTTCTCCAAAACCTTCTTCTGCCCCTGTGAGTTCTCCTACTGTAAAACCTAAACCAAGAAGAGAAGCACCTGGTCCCAGACCAAAACCAAGCACAAATACTGTTATACAGAATTCAAAACCAAAAGTTCCTGTTAATGCAACACCAACATCATCTGCATCTGGTGGTGGTTCTCAGAACACAGTGCCTAACTTCTCATCAACAGATTCAATGAATACTGAGACTCTTATTATCAAATCAATCTATAGTATGGTAGGATAATATGGCAGTACCATTTCTAGCTGGATTAGCAAAAGGATTATTATCACAGGGTGCCAAGAAGGCTGCCACTAGTGCATTAAAAAATGCTGCCAAAGATAAAATCAAAAGTAAAGCAAAAGACTTTATTAAAAATAGAAGAAAGAAAGGTAAGGACAAAGAAGAATCATCTTTTGGTGGAGGAGGTAAAAAAGGTGGCGCTCTTGTAAAGGTGCTTGATGGTGGTGGTGTAAGTGCTATTGTAAAATCATCACCCCCTAAAGTTGAAGACCCTACATTAAAGACAGAGGGAAGTAAGATTGGTTTTGAGAAAATCAATATCAAGATTGAGAATATTGCTAAGATATCAGGGTCAATTGATGATGCTCTCAAAGGACAGTACAAAGAAGATCTGGAGAGAAGGAAGAGAAGAAAGGCAGCATTAGCAAGACTTAGAAGAAGGAGAAGAGAAAAACTTCTTGAGGGTGGTAAGAAGGCATTTGATTCTGCTTCTGGTGTTCTTAGTGGTGTTGGAAAAGCATTCAACATCATGGATTTTATCAAGAATATATTGCTTGGTGGTCTTCTTCTGTTCTTGGTAAAGAACATTAAAAAAATTATTGATGCTTTAAACTTTGTTAAAAATAATGCTTATATTTTATTTGCATCTTTAAGGGCAGTACTCCAGGCATTCAGACTTGGTGGTTCAAAAGTATTACAATTTTTAAAATCTGTTCTTAAAGCCCCTGTCAATCTTATCAAGAATGGTTTCAAGGGATTCTTTAAATCCTTTGGAAACTTACTGAAGAAGGGTGGATCTGTCATTGGTAATGGATTAAGGAGAATTGGCAGTGCTTTATTTGATTTTGGTGCTGCTGCAATCAAAAGAATTAAAGATCTAGCAAGAGCAGTAGGTTCTGGATTAAAGAATGGATTCAAAGCAGCAAAAGATATATTTAATTATCTAAAAAACACAGCTCCACTTAAAAAATTAAAAAGTGCTCTTGCTAGTGGTGGTAAATTTTTAAAGAAAGCATTTGTCACACCAGTAGCAAAACTTGTTAAGAATTTAAGTTATACTAGAGTTGGTAATAAAGTAGTAGAGACAGCATTTGATGCAAGACTTGCTTTGAAAGAGGCAGGAAAAAAAGTAGCACCTGCTTTGAAAACAGGAAAAGAAATCCTTACTGCAGGAGCTGCAAGAGGTAAAGAACTACTAACTGCAGGAGCACAAAGGGGAAGAGAATTAGCAGGTGCTGTCAAAGATAAAGTAAGTCCTTTCCTCAGAAAATTCTTGGGAGAAAAAACTGCTAAGGAAGCAGCAGGTGCAGCACCATTCCTTAAAAAATTGAAGGGACCACTAAGCAAGATCAAGATACCAATTCTTGGTCCTGCAATTGTTCTTGCTGTAAACTTATTAGATCCAGAGGTAAGTGCAGAGGAGTCAATCTTCAGAGCACTTGGTACTGGTATTGGTGAAGTTCTGGGAACTCTCATACCTATCCCTGTTCTTGGCACACTTGTTGGTGGCATAGTTGGAGAGTATGGTGGTTCTTTACTTTATACTTTATTGAGAGGTGGTGGCATAAAGCAAGTTCAACAAAGGATAAGTAAAGATTTTATGAAGGTTCTTGATTTTGGTAAAAAGGGGTGGGAGTTTATCAAGGGTGGATTCACTAGACTAACTGAAAAGATTTTAGAAGACCACTCATTCAATGTACCACTTGTTGGTAAAGTTCCTGATCCTAGAATATTTTTTAATCTTAAATTGATGGGTGATTTATTAAAAGCATCATTCTTCCCAGATGGATTTAAGATGCCAAACTTACCAAAATCTAAACCAGTTGAAGAAGAAAATGATGATACAGAGAGAGGTAATATGGAGACAAATGATTCTGCCTCTGCTGATACATCAACATTAATTAAAAGTCCAAAAGAAACAGATGGCAATCCTGTCACACCAAATCCACCAAAGACTGAGACTGGTGGTTCAAATGGTCGCACCGCATTGGATGCACAGACACCAATTTCAAGAACACCAACATCACCTGTTTCAGCAAGAGTCTCTAAGAACTTAGAGCAATATCCTTCTTATGATGATAGCAATCAAAATTTAATTATTATCAATGACAGTCAAATGCCTAATACAAGTGTGCCCTTACCAAGAAGAGGTGGAAGAACAACAATGCCAGGTGCTTCTACAACTGACATGTTAAATAGTTACTATAAACAACAACTCTTAGGGTTACTTTATAAAGTAGGATAATGCCAAAACTCACTGAACCTGGTGATATTAAAGATTTTAGTATCAGTTCTAATTCTAAAGATTTTTCAATTGATATCTCACCCAGTGTTGTTGAGTTTAGATATTTTGAAAGTGTCTTATCAAACACTGTAACTGCAACAGCAGCTGTTATTGATACTGGTGTGCAGGCAGATAGTAAGATTGGTGAAGGAAGTATAATTGATGCTCTGCCTATTAGAGGAGGAGAGAGAGTTGATATTATTGTAGTGGATAATTATGGTGAAGAAATTAAATTAGTGCTCTATGTGAATAGAGTAAGAAATGCAAATCCAGGAACATCACAAGAGGTATTTTTTATTGACTTTTCCTCTGCAGAATACTTTGCTAATGAACAATTTAGAGTAACAAAGAGATATAAAGATGCTCCCATCTCTACTCATGTATCAGATATTAGTAAAGCAATGGGGATTGCAAAGATAGATGTTGATGATACTGCTGGTAACTATAACTTCTATGGTAATGATAGAAAACCTTTCTACATCTTAACTTGGTTAGCATCTAAATCTATTCCAAGTTCCTCTGGACAAGGTACAGGACTTGGTGGTGCTGCAGGATTTATGTTCTATCAAACAAAAGATGGACACTTCTTTAAGTCAATTGATAATCTACTTGACCAAAGTGCTAAAAAGACTTATGTTTATACAGGAAGCATTGGACTCCCAGATGATGAAGACTATGATGGAAAGATACTATCATATAATATAAAAGCAGATATTGATGTTCAACAAAATCTAGCACTGGGTGTTTATAACAATAGAACTATCTTCTTTGATCCAATGAGTTTTAGTTATGTTGTTCAAGGATTTAATGTTGATCAACAGGAAAGTAAAATTACAACTGCTGGAGATAAAGAAGCATCAGCAGCTAGACTTTTAAACCCACAATTACTTCAGACACCATCTAGACTCATGTCAAGAGTATTAGATGTGGGTTTTAATCAACCAGGAACTGGTGATGAGCAAATAAAAGCAGTCAAAGATGCAGGTCAGTCAAAACCTAATGACAATAGTACAAAGAATCTTGTGCAATCTGTGATGAGATACAATCAATTGTTCACTATACAAACTGAAATTAAAGTTCCTGGTGATTTTTCTTTAAGGGCAGGTGATGTTGTCAAATGTGTCTTCCCTCAAATTGGACCAGAGGATACTAGTGGTCCAATAAATAATGAAACAAGTGGTGAGTATTTGGTTGCCCATGTGTGTCATAGAACCACACCTAAAGATACTTACTCAAGTCTCACATTGGTAAGAGATTCATATAGGACAAAGAATGATTGATCAAGGTTTTCTCAAGTCACATTTTGTAGGAAGAGACGGATTTGTCTGGTGGATAGGACAGGTTGCGCCTAAAGAAACTTGGAAGAACAACTTTGGCACTGGTGATTTAAAAGATCAACCAACTATTAATTCTGGATTTGGTGAGAGATATAGAGTTCGTATTATGGGTTACCATACTGCGAATAAAGAAGACCTTCCTGATAATGAACTTCCATTTGCCACAATAATGTATCCAGTCACTGCTGGTTCAGGCAGTGGTGGTGCATCTCAATCATCAAACATTACACAGGGTAGTTTTGTTTTTGGATTCTTCCTTGATGGGGAGGAAGCACAACAACCTGTCATCATGGGTGTGATTGGTTATAATGATTATCAAACTATAGTTGATGACATTCCAAGTGTTGGATTCAAACCATTCTATGGTCTTGATGAAAAGAAACCTCCAGGTGGAGAATTACTAAAAACAAATACAAGATCTGTTGCTACAGTTACTACTGCTAATGAACAAGGTGGTGGTGCATCTGCTGGTGGTAGAAATATAGCAGCAACTGATATTGTCAGTGCAGAAGCATCTAAAGGACTAAAGACAAAAAGAATACACAATGATGCTAATAATGCAGCTGAAAAAGTTGCAGATTATATCCCCTCTGCAGATTCAAATGAACTTCCTATAAAAGGAATGCAAAAAGCATTGCAGAAAGCAATTCAACAGGTTGAGACACTTAAAAGAACAATAAGAACTATTGGTGAAGAGCAGACTGATAGATTAAATGCAATTGAGGATGAGATCAATACAAAGATAGAAGAAGCATCAACTGCTGTGGCTGGTGCCATCAAATATGTCTATCAGATGATTGAAGAAAACATCTTCAAGAAGATGGATCAAGCATTTAAGAAAGTTTTATCACTTACAAGACCAAGTGAAACTGAAATTGCAAAGACTACCACTGATAAGATAATAGAAACACTTGCTTGTTTCTTTAGGAAATTATTTGCTAGTTTGCTTGGGATGGTGAGAAACTTTATCAAGGAGACAGTTGATAAGGTAGTAAATGTTCCAACATGTTTTGTTGAGAAATTTGCAGGTAATGTTCTTGGAACTGTAAGTGGATTCCTGGGTAGTGCAATGGACTCAATCCAGGGCATGGTAGAAGGTGTGGTTGACTTGGCAGGGCAAGGACTTGATCTTGCAGGTGATGTGATGGGTATGGTTGGTAACCTGTTGTCCTTTCTTAATTGTGATGATATTCCTGAGAACTCACCAGTTAGTGAGTGGAGTCATCTCTATGGATCAGGATCACAATTTGGTAAAGGTGATGTAGCAAATGTAATTAATAAAGCAAAAGAATATGCTGGTGCAGTTCAACAAGGTGGTTTAGATGCACTTGATACATTTGATTTTGCTAACAACACAAACTTCAGTAATATTCTTGATCCAAAGAGTCAGTTAGATGGTTGTATTACTGATGAGTTACCTTGTGGTCCTCCAGATCTTAACATTTTTGGTTCAAAGCAAGGAATAGGTGCTGCTGGTAACCTTGTAGTCAATGCAGCTGGGTCTGTGATTGGTGTTGATATGCAGAGTTTTGGAGTTGGATATGATGAACAAGCAAGGGCAAATGTTATTGATAAGTGTGGTAATGGAAAGGGTGCTGTTGTAAGACCTGTTTTTGGTAATGTAAATAATAACTTTCCAGATGATAAAAAAAGAAAGAGAAGAACTGTTAATTCAGGAACACCTGCTCTTGCGCCAGATAATCTTGGATTTGGTCCATTTGATCCAAGTCCATATCCATTCAATGAAAGTTTTGATGATTCAACAAGAAGAGATCCATACAGTCCTGAAACAAAAGCATTTGGAACACCTTCTTATGGTTTAGGACCTAGTTTCTCTAAGATTGGTAAAAGATCTCCAAAGCAACAACTTTCAATTAGAGAGGAAGATAGCACTGTCAATTTTACAATTGAAACTTTCTCCATTCCTGTTGCAAAAACAAAAGAAAAACCTACAATTAAATTTGTTCTTCAGGATAAGTCAATCTTAAGAAATATTGACACTGATTTTGACTTTGCTCCTGATGATATATCTGGTCAAGGAGAACTTGTTGGTGGGCAAGTTGTTGTGGGCGCAGGGACTACAAGATCATTTCCAATTGCACCAAAAAGTTCCATCATTAAAGATGGACTTGAACTTCAATTTAGGGAAGCCTTTGAGGGTGGTCAGAGGCAGAGAGTTGTAAAGGATGAGAAATACATTGTTAGAGGATTTCAATTTGATGGTGAACCATTGTTCAATCCATTAAAGATTAGTAATGATGGTAAGTGTGTGCAACTTGATGATGTATTTGGAAGAAAAATTATAAAAGAGAAAAAACAAACTATTATAAGAGATGCACCCTCAGTAGTTACTATTGGGTGGGATTTTGGCAACCAGAGAGAAAGAGATAGATTTAATGCTAATCCATCAACATACTTTAGGGACAAGATTAAAAATAATAATAAAACTATTGAATTATTGGATGGACATGGTGATGATACTAATGCAACATTTGAAATTGAAAGAGGAGATGCAAGATTCAGTGATGATGGTCTTACAATTATTGGTAAAGGAAGTGTTGGATGTAGATTAAAGTGGGATGACAATCCCAGAACTGCTGGAACAGCAATTAATGAAATTAGAATTGAAGGACCTACAGTTAGACATAATGGACCTGATACAACCTGGTCACAAGATGGTGAGAAGGGAGATGATTTTGAATCCTTCACTATGTCTACTGAAAATAGAATAGAAACATATTGGGTTGAAAAACTTGATCCAGGTAAAAGTGATAATGATTATGATGACTTGGTTATTTGTGCTAAGAGAGGTAGATTTAGATTACCAAATTCAAGTAAACTTAAAAAAGAAGGTGCTGTCATTTATGAATTGACTGATGATGATGTAATACCAAGTGATGATGAACCAGTTGTTCCTTCAGTAATTCCAGCACCAACTACACCTGCGATACCAGGAGGATATACATTCCCATCATCTGGTCCAACAGATGGTGGTATTCCTGGCATTTTGACACCTGGACCAAGTGTCAATTCAACATTCCATCCATTCCCAGGATCTACTACTTTGGGACCAGGTAAGTGGGTTCCTGGTCCTATTCCACCTGGTGGTGGTGGACCTCATGTTGGACCTGCTGTGTTCATTCATGATGGAAAATTATTTGGTGAACTGACTAGCCAACAGGGAACACCATTTCCAGGTACTGGTCCCATAGGTGGATTTGCTCCATCCACTGGTGGAGGAGGAGGTGCTCCTGGAAGTATTACTCCTGGAAGCATCCCACCATCATGGGATCCTGGAGGTATTGGTGGTGGAGCTGGTGGTGGTCCTGGCAGTATTCCACCAGGTGGATTTGGTCCTGGTCTTGGACCTCCAAGTGATGATCCTACTGCACCACCTGGATCAATTGGACCTGGAGACGCTACTCCAGGTGGATTTGGTCCTGGTGACCCAGGAGGTATTGCTCCTGGAAGTGACCCAGGAGGTATAGCTCCTGGAGGAGGTGGTGGTGGCATTCCAATCACTGTTCTGCCACCTGGACCTGGTACTTTCTATCCAGATAAAACACCAAATTATGGTCCTATTGTAGGAATACCTGTCTATCCTGGCACTATGGTTCCACCTGAACTTGGTGGTATAACTGGACCTGGTATTGGCATTGTTGATATCATTGTTGAGGATGGTGGATCTGGATACTTACCAGGACCTGATGGTAGCACTGGTGGTGATGGAAGAACTTATTCTGGTCCTAATGAGACAAGAATTACATATAGTGATGGTGTGAAAGAAATACCAGCAGAACCTGGAACAAGAATTTGTCTTGATGAAGGTGACATTGTTATTTTGCCCATAGGAACCACTGTTACAACTGAACCATTTGACGGTCAAGGTGGTGGTGAAGTAATTAAAGGTGGTGCTCCTCATGTCATGCAAAGACCTGGATGTCTTACTACACCTGATGGTGGTGAAAAACCACCATCTGAAAATACTTACCCTGTTTTAATGTATCTTTGTGATGTTATTGTCAAGAAACCAGGTTTTGGATACAAGAACACAGACAAGGTTGTAATTGATCCAGACATGGGTGCTGAAGCAGAGTTGGTTGTTGATAAGTTTGGAAGAATCTCAGATGTTATTATTACCAAACCTGGTGAAGGATTCCAAGTCTTGCCAACTATCACAGTTGAAAGTTTAACTGGTCAAAAAGCAGAATTGTTAGCAAAACTTTGCATAGATAGAGTGAGAGATATCTCACTTGTGGATCAGGAAAAAGTCATTCAAGTTGTAGATTGTGTAGGTAAGTTTTAATGTCATCCAAGATCAATTATGAAGCCTATAGATTAGGCACAAAAGATGGTGAGATCAAGTTTGGTCACCTCTCAGAGAATCAGCAGATTTATTCAGTCTATCTGAATAATTACATGACTGACTCACCACATTACATTGCTATGGTTCAGACAGGTGAAAATGATTGGCAGAGAGATAGCACTCTTTGTAGATCAGCAGGTTCTTTTGCTGTTGTTGCTGGTGACAGAGCAAAAGATGGAACACCATCAATTAATTTAACTGCAAATAGTGGTGACATTGTTCTTAAAGCACCTAATGGTAGGATTAGATTAAGTGCAAAAGACATTGAGTTGGTTAGCACTGGAGACACTGGTGAAAATGGTAACATCAGACTAAAAGCAAATGAAAAAATTATCTTAGATGCTGGACAAATTATAGATATTCATGCTAAAGTATCTGTTAAAATTGTATCAGATAAAGATGTTGAATGTATTGCTAGAAATATTTTGAATTTGATTGGCAATTTTGTAAACATGACAGATGGTAATGATGCTGCATCTGCTGCTCTTGGAAGAGTTAGAAAGGGTGGTTCAGTTACAGATGCAAGAGAAGGTGCTGCATCAATCGCAGGATAGGAGGTAAAGATGGCACAAACAGGTCAATTTCATGTTGGTGGACAATTAGAAGTTGGTGAAGGTAAACCAGAACAATTTGGTAGAGGCGTCACTAAAGTAAGAGGGAGTGCTTACATTGAGGGTCCAGAGATGGTTGGTGACCCATCTCAGTTTGCTGTCCCAGTTTATGAGAGAGCAAGTCTGATGGCAGGACAAACTGCTAACCCTGATGTTGCATCACCAGCATTTACTGGTACTCCTTTCTATGCATTCTTTGCCTCTACATTTGCTAGGATTAAAGGTTTCCTTAAGATTGATACTCTTCTAACAGTAAAGGTTATCAAGTCAAAAGTAATCTATGCTGAAGTGATCATGGCAAAGATCAAAAACTTTGCTATTCCACATCCAACTCTTCCCAATACAAATCTTGTTTATGCATGTCTTGAGGGACCAGAGAATGCTGTCTATGTGAGAGGAGTGTTAAGAAACAAAGACACTATTCAGTTACCAGATGTCTGGAAGGATATTGTCTCTCCAAATTCTATTACAGTATCTCTTACATCAGTTGGTATTGATCAGGGACTGATGGTCAAGAGAGTTGCAAATAATCAAGTGGTAGTACAGGCAAAACCAGGTCTTCCCATTCATTGCCACTATCATATCTTTGCAGAAAGAAATGATGTAGAAAAACTTATAACAGAGGTTCCATTATGAGTTGGGAAAGTCTTTTTCCAGGAAATCCAAAGGGTGGTGTAGAGGGTTCTCTTCCATTTAGATTTGAAAACTTTGGTACGTTTGCTGGTCCACAGAATAGTTCTACGAACTATGACTATGATAAGATGAGTATTGAGGGCACTTGGCCTGAATCAGTTCCTGGAGACTATGCATTCAAGAATGTAGATCTTGGTGCTTATCTTTACAATAATGAGACAAATTATGTTGGATTCCATTGTGATGGAGTCTCAACAGCACAGATGTACCTTCAGCATAGTGCTGGTAATATTCCAATCTTTAATGTACTTGCAGATACTACTAATGTTTTAGGTAATATCAATGTTGTTGGCAATATTGTAGCAACTGGTAATATTACTTGCACTGGTAAGTTTATTTTTAATGGTACAATGCAACTCACTGGACTGGGTGATGTTGCTCAAAAAGTTTTATCAGTTGAGGCAGTTGCTAATAGTAAAAAGTCTTTTGATATTTCACATCCATCAAAAGATGGGCATAGACTCAGATATATTTGTCTTGAGGGTCCAGAAGCAGAAGTTTATCTCAGAGGAAAATTAAAAGGAGATAATAAAATTGAGCTCCCTCATGTTTGGAGAGATTTAGTTGATCTTGAGACTTTAGGTGTAACCCTTACACCTCATGGGTGCTATCAAGAATTGTTTGTTGAGAAGATTCAATGGGGAACTCAAATTACAATTAAGAATAATCTATCTGGTCCAATTGATTGTTCCTATGTTGTTTATGGCAGAAGAAAAGATACACCAAGAAACATTCCTGAGTATGAGGGCTTGACACCAGCAGACTATCCAGGTGATAATAGTGAATATACGATTAATGGTAAGTGAACAAAGTACATGAGTTATTTCCTTTAGTAGTTTACCAAGGTAGTATTGATTGTCATGATGAATTTAAAGAAAACAATCTTGATTCTCTTCGTGACTACTGGTTTAATGGATATGAAAATGAAAGTCCTGAGTATTCAGGAAGAATTTTTGCACATCTAAACCCTAACTATAAGGTATTCTTTGACTCATTAAAGAAAAATCTAGATGAATATCTTCAACATCTTAATGTAAATCACAATCTTATTAACTACCACATTGTTAAAACTTGGGTAGGATATCATAAGGATGATGAAACTCCATCAATCCCCTCTCACTTTCACAATGAATCAAACATTAGTTTTGTTTACTATTTGAAAACAGATACATCATCTGATAAGTTCTGTGTATCACAGTCTAGTAATTGTAATGAAATTGCTGGAGGACTATTTGAAACTGCTGACAGAAAGAATACTCTTATTGGATTCAACAAATATAATTGTAATCACTACACAATTACTCCAATAGAGGGGACAGTATTATTATTTCCTAGTAAAACTCTTCATCACACTCAGAAATTTGCAAGGAGAAATGATGAAAGAATTGTTATTGCAGGAGATATTCGTATCACATTGAGGAAAAATAATGCAGACTACCATCAAGGATGTACACACCCAAGTCAGTGGTTGGAATTATGACTTGTTATAAATTTGTCACTGATGATAGAAAACCAGTTCTAATTGAACACTCTAAGATCTGTTATCCACCAGCAAATGAGAATAATATTGATCAGGTGGACACATCATATCCTGGTATAGTCTTAGAATTTGATAAAGGGTATCTGTTAGAGGATGGTGTTCATAGAATTGCTAAACTTCAAAAGCAAGGTATTTTTGAATCATTGTTTTATGTTGTCACCATTGAAGAATATAAAAAAGGTGTGGTTCATATGATGTTTCAGGGAGAACCAATCCCCCTGGGTGAGTGGAACCACAATCAACTTTCACCAACTTCACACTAAATATTTAAAAAATTTTATTGAAATGGGATTTGCAGTAACATCATATAAAGATGATGCAGTTGGTATTTTATCAGCAAGAATTGTTTCGCTTGATCAGACCTTAAATTTTCCTGAGAGTATCACTCAACTTCAGGTTGACCAAGATAGATATGAAATGTTTAAAAAACCTGCTGAAAAGGTAGATGCAAACTGCTTGAGTAGATTTATTGACCCCATCAATGCTGCTAAACAAGTTGTTATAAACACTGGATCAGGAGATAATTTCTGGAGTAATTATGAACTTCATGCAAGTGAAAGTGCAGCCATTAGTAAACTGAACTCCATATATGGCAACTATACTGATCCTGATGGATTATATTCTTCAAGAGATGCAGCACCTGCCCTTGAATTCACAGGACTTGGCACTCTTCCCATAGCTGGTAATTTTTCTGCTGGTATTGCTGTTTCAGATGCTAATGGAGGTGCTGGAGTTCTTGCTTTTGACTTTAACCCAGTTGTAGGTGTTTCAACTGTAGCAATTGTAAAAAATGTTACTGGATCTTTTTCATCTGGTGTAGGAAATACTGTTTACTTTGGTGGAAGTGCTTACAATAATAATGATGGTATCAAATATATTGGGGTGGGAAGGATTTATCAAGATGTTGCTGTTATGCATATTCATCCTAAACTTGAACCACCTGATCCTGGAACAGATGACATCTTTGGAAATTCAAGTAATGTTCTTCTTACTACATCCAATAAAGGTGTAGGATTTGCTAATACATTTTACAGAAATGGTTTAAACACCTCAACTTCTTCACCTTCACCAAACTTAGATACATTTGTTCAAAGCACACCAGCACCTCCATTGATGGGTGAAGTCTTCACTTTTGATACAACTAGTGGTGCATCACAAAATACTATAATTACTAACAATAAAACCACTGTTAGAAATTTAAGAGTTGGTGATCCTACATCAAACAGTGTTGGTGTTGGTTCATTTAATCAAGCATCTGTTGAAATCAAGAAACAGAAGAAATCACATGCAGTTAATATATGGTCTGGAAAGAGAATGAGAGTTGTAGCAACACAGGATAAAGCAGGATATCAAGCTGCTATTGATATTCTTTCAGACCCATCATACCAGGATTAAAACTGGCACAATGCTCTTGACTCTGCCCTTACTCTGCCCTATACTAAGGAGGTCAGCATAAATCTTATGACCTCCTCTTACCAACCAGAAGACTATTATCGTGACAGTGAAGATGAAGAGTATCTGACCAAAGTTGTTGTGGACACTTGTGGACGCAAGTTCTACTTGTATTCTAATGAAGGTGAGACAAGAGAAGTTGATTGTGATAATGTAGAAGAGTTCATGAATGTGTTAGAACTTGTGAGGGGTGTATGTGATGAGGAGATTGTTTCCTATGCTGAACCCCTGGTCAAAAACCAACTTTAATTTCAAAAATGGGGGAAAAAATTCTCCAGGAAAAAAATGACCCCTTTACTTTTTTTTAAATGAGACCTGAGACTAGAAAATCCATGGAAATGCTGTTTTCTGCTAAGTGGAACTTGCCTAAAGCAGCAAAACACGCTAACCTGACTAACAAGGAGATGAAAATCACCTTCAATGAGTATTGTGCATTTCATGCACCAACTTGGGACTCTGATGGGAGTGTGGCGGAATAGGTAGACGCACCAGACTTAAAATCTGTTAAGCATTGTGCTTGTGGGGGTTCAAGTCCCCCCACTCCCATGATATATAAGGTGCCCCTGTGGCATTAATACACACAATACACCTTATATGTACCCAACACCAAACAAATACGACAAAATCTACACAAAATCTAGAAACCCATACAAAAAGAATATTCCAGTAGAAAAACTCATAGATGAAAAGTATAATCAACTTAGATTTTATTTCAGATGTGAAAGTTCATTCTTCAATAAAACAATGAAAGTCAATCTTTGGTACTCAGAGCACTCCAGTGAATGGAGATGGACTTTATGTTGTGATGAAGACCCCAAAATACAAGAAAGTGGTGGTCAGGAAGATTTGAGAGAGGCAATGAATGATATTGCTAATACAGTAGAATATTTAAGGGCAACTAAATAAGTTGTGTGAAGGAAGTGCAAGAGGGGGGCAAGTTGCCTCCCTTTTTTTGCGGATAAATAAGTCATAATAGAAAGTCTGCGTAGAGAAATGCCCTTAGCACGTCTTGATAATTTCCTGAAGAATGTAAGAGGAAATATCCTTTATGTCAGTCCCAATGACCTAGATTCTACTGACTCAATTGAGAATCAGGGTAATTCTGCAGCACGTCCCTTTAAAACTATTCAAAGGGCACTGATTGAGGCAGCAAGGTTCTCATATCAGAAGGGATTGGACAATGATAGATTTGGTAAAACCACCATTCTGTTGATGCCTGGTGATCACCTTATTGATAATAGACCAGGATTTATTCCACTAACAGGGTCAAACTATCTCCAAAGAAATGGTGTTGAGACAACAGGTTTTTCTGCTTTTGATGCAAACACCAACTTTGATGTTGAATCACCAGACAATGCATTATATAAGTTAAACAGTGTCCATGGTGGTGTCATTGTACCCAGAGGTACGTCTATTGTTGGTTATGATCTGAGAAAGACAAAGATCAGACCACTTTATGTTCCAGATCCCACTAATGCAAATATTGAAAGAACTGCCATCTTCAGAATAACTGGTGGATGTTATTTCTGGCAGATGACATTCTTTGATGGTAGACCAAATGGGTTGGTTTATAAGAACTACACACCATCACAGTTTGTTCCAAACTTCTCACACCATAAAGTAACTTGTTTTGAGTACGCTGATGGTGTAAACAAGGTCTTTATTAATGATGCTTTCAATGTAAACAAGCAGTTTGATAGAACTGACCTTGACATGTATTATGAGAAGGTTGGTCTGGCATATGGACCTGCCTCTGGTAGAACAATTGAACCAGACTTCCCATCATCTGGACTTGATATTCAGGCAAAGGTTGATGAATTTAGAATTGTTGGACCAAAAGGTGGTTCTGTAGGAATCTCCACAATTAAAGCAGGAGATGGCACCACTGGAACCAAAACAATCACAGTCAACCTTGGAACAGGTGCTGGTAATGTTCAGGGCATTGAGGGTCTCCAAGTAGACACAATGTTCCAGGTAAATGATTGTGCTGACTCAGCGTATAATGGACAATTTGTTGTAGATAGTATTACTAAGGTAGATGGTGCTACTGGAAGAGTTCTTGAATTCACATATCAAGTTCCTGTAATTCCAACAGATGCATTGGAGAATCCAGCATCTGCTACTATTACTTTAGACACAGATACTGTTAAATCAGCATCACCATATATTTTCAATATCTCAATGAGATCAGTGTATGGCATGTGTGGTATGCACGCTGATGGTAGTAAGGCAGGTGGATTTAAGTCCATGGTTGTGGCACAGTTTACTGGTGTGTCACTTCAGAAGGATGACCAAGCATTCATCAAATATAAGACTGATGGAACATTTGAGAGAGGAACACCAAATATTCACAGTGATGGTGATGCTAAGTATCACCCAGATTATTACAGTTATCACATCAAAGCATCAAATAACTCTGTAATTCAGATTGTATCTGTATTTGCTATTGGTTATGCACAACAATTCCTCACAGAGTCTGGTGGTGACTTCTCAGTTACCAACTCTAACTCCAACTTTGGTGAAATTGCTCTTAACTCAGTAAGTTATAGGGAAGAAGCGTTTGCTAAGGATGATGTAGGATACATCACACATATTATTCCACCACAGGAGATTACATCAAGCAGCTTTAACCTTGAATATGATGCTATTGATGTTCTTAAGACATTGAGTGTTGCTGCAGGTGCTGCAACAACATCAAAATTATTCTTAGCAGAGAAAACTAATGTTGATGATGCTCCAAATACTCTTGTGCAGGGATATAGAATTGGTGCTGCTGTAAATGACACAATCAATGTAGGTATCTCATCTGATATCACTGGCACCAAGAATTATGCCTCTAGGATTTCAATGCCTGGAACCACAGATACTGCTTCAATGAAGGAGTTTACTGTTGGAAGAGTAGGAACTGCAAATAGTATTACTAGTGATATCATCACCCTGACTCAAAACCATACCTTCCTTAATGGTGAGACAATCAGATTTATCTCTGAAGATGCAAGACTGCCTGATGGACTTGAGAATAACAAAGTTTACTTTGCAATCACAGATGGTTTAAATGCTGATCAACTTAAAGTAGCATCAACATTTACTGAAGCATCTGCTGGACAACAACTGCCTTTGAATAATCTTGGTGGTTCACTTAAGGTACAGAGTAGGGTAAGTGATAAGATTGTTGGAGATCTAGGTCACCCAATTCAGTTTGATACTGTTAATGAGCAGTGGTATATTAATGTACCCACAGATTTGTCACTGAATAGTATTTACCATGCTATTAAGGGTATTGGATCTGGAATTGTGGGTGATGCAACCTCAAGAACCTTCATCACAAGAAAATCTGATACCAGACCACTTGGTGATAAGATTTATAAGTTTAGATATGTTCTTCCAGCTGGTGCTGGTATTTCATCTGCTAGAGAACCTCTCACTTCATATGTTGTTGAGGAGTCAAATACTGTTATTGGTGCAACAAACAGTGAAGTAGCACTGCAGTTTAGTCCTACTCCTCAGACAATGAGTAATCAGTCTGAATTGAGAAACTTTAGATTCATTAAAAATGCTACTACTGATGGCACATTTAATTACTTTACCAGTGAACTTCCTCATGGTCTAACACTTGGTTCAGAGGTAAGAATTAATCAGGTTACTAGTACAGTAAACCCAATTGGTATTGCAAACTCAGGTTATAACCAGAAGTACACTGTTGTTTCTGTTCCTAAGTCTGACCAATTTGTTGTTGAGATGGGTACACAGAACCCAGGAACATTCACAAATAATACATCACAAAGAAATACAAGTCTCCCTAACTTCAATAGAGTCAAGGCACCAAATAACTATTTCATCTATGATGTAAACACCATCAATGAATATAAGACTGGTGTTCAAGATGGTGTTTACTATCTGACCATTGTTGATGCTACTAATACACCAACAATTGCACCATATAATGACAGACAGAAGTTTGCTTTCCCACAACCAATTAAGGATCTCTTCCCACAATATGATAGAGACAATCCTAACTCAAACCCTGACGCTGCCACAGCATATGCTTCATCTAGAACTCTAGGTAATGTAGAGATTGATGATCCTAAGCACTCTCTCACAAGATTTGTTGCTTCTCAGGGTCAGGTTGACCTTGCTGTTGGTTTTGGTATTACTGATATTGTATCCAACTCTGCTGGCACTGCTCATACAATCTTCACTAAGACTGAGCATGGTCTTAATAGAATTACAGATGTAAGCATTACTATTGCTGGTCAAGGTTATGGTAACAATACTGGTGGTGTAGAGAGTCTGTATAATGCCACACTTACAGGTGGAAATGGTGTAGATGCAAGTGCCAGAATCACAGTTGACTCTTCTGGCTCAGTCACAGATGTTGAGATAATGAACCCAGGTTCAGATTATCAGGTTGGTGATCTTCTTAACATTTCTGGTACATCAACATTCACACCATTCCAAACTGCACAAGTAAGAGTAGACAAGATTCTCAATAATGTTGGTGACACCATTAGAGTTGAAAATATCACATCATTTGAAAGAAAAGAATATAACAAGTTGTATGAAATTACAGGAATTTCTACAAATAAGGAACTCCAAGTTACATCAATTGGAAGCACAATTTCAAATCCATCATTCACTGGAATTGGTGCCACAGTAACAAATGGTGCATTTGGCACACTTACTGGTATTGGTCTTACTGTAGATAATACAAAGTTTGTCTATGATAATACCTCAGGTATTGCTACTGTAACCACTACTGCAAATCATGGATTTAGAGCAAGTAATCAAATCACAATTGATGGTTCTAATGCATCATTGTTCAATGGTGACTTTATTGTTAAGAAAATTGTTGGTCTGACTACTTTCACTGTTGATATTGGTAAGAGTGATACAGCACCAAGTATTAGTGGTTCTGTAAGAGCATACACTCCAGGTTTGATTCCACAACCAGGTATCATTAACTTGTTTGATGAAAACTTTGGTGGTAGAGTTCTTAATGTTTATGATAACCTGACAGCACAACTCTCATCACCAGTTTCAACATTAGTTACTGATGAAGTCAATATTGCTAATTTAAATGACTTTGACTTTAAGATTGGTGATTACATGAGAATTGATGATGAAATTATGAGAATTAAGACATCTGTCACCTCTAACCCCGTTAAGGTATTCAGAGGTCTGATGGGAACTAAAACTGCAACCCACATCTCTGGTTCTGTTGTAAGAAGAGTTCTTGTAGAACCAGTTGAACTTAGAAGACCATCTATCATCAGAGCATCTGGTCATACTTTTGAATATCTTGGTTTTGGTCCTGGCAACTACTCTACTGCTCTGCCTGAGAAGCAATCTAAGCAACCTACAACTAAGGAGCAACTTGCTACTCAATCATTCAATAGTGCTGGTGGTATAACAGTATTTACTGGAATGAATGACAGAGGTGACTTCTTTGTTGGTAATAAGAAGATTTCCTCTAACACTGGTAAGGAAGAGGTGTTTGATACACCAATTCCAACAGTCACAGGTGAAGATATCTTCTCTGTTGGTACTGATACAGGTATTGATATCATCAACCCTGCTGAGGTTACAGTTTCCAGAGCAGTTAAAGTTGAAGGTGGTAACACTGGTAGTCTTCTGTCTCAGTTTGATGGTCCTGTTCTGTTTAACAAGAAGATTACTTCTACCTCACCAGAGGGTATTGAGGCAAACCATGTATTCATCCAGGGTGATGCCACTGTATCAAGAAAATATTCAGTTGGTATTGCTACTCCAACAAATTCTGCCACAGCAGGTGATGTAGTTTGGAAAGCACAACCTGAAGAGGGTGGACACCATGGTTGGGTCTACACAACAGATAATGAGTGGTATCCATTTGGTAACATCAGCATTAACAAGGATAAACAAATCTATATCTTTGATGTCATTGGTGTTGGCACAAACTCACCTGGAACTAATACTTTACAAGTTGGTTCAGGTACATCATTAGTTGCCATTGATGGTAATGGTGGTGTTGGTATTGGAACCACTGCCAATGGATATGATATTAGAACCAATGGTGAGGGTATCTTTGTTGGTTCAGGTGGTACTTACTATGGTGATGGTTCAGGACTTTATGGTCTGGCAAATGATAGTTTGTTTAGTGGTGTTACATCTGGTCTTGGAACAGGTATTCATCCTATCTCAAACCTCAATGTTGGAATTGGAACCACAGTATTTGATAACAAATTTACCCTTCAACTTGGTTCTCCAGGCACAGGTAAGACTGATTTGTTAGTCAATAATCAGTCAAGATTTATCTCAACAGCAACATTTGTTGGTGATGTTAATATTGGTGGTAGACTTGAAGCAACTAACTTTGATATTGACTCTTCATCTTCAAATATAACAGTTGGTATTCTAACTGCCACTGAACTTTGCATAGGAACTGGTTGTACTATTCTTACTGTCAAAGCAACAGGTGTTGGCATTAATTCTACTCAACCAAGTGCTGCTCTTGATGTTACTGAACCTGCAAGAATTCAAAGTTCCTATGATTTCCCTCAGACAGTTACCAGTTCTTCTAACACAATCAATCTGAGGGTTGATGAGGCAACTACATTCTTACATACCACCAGTGAGAATGTAAACAAATTTATCTTGTCTGGCATCAAAGCAGGTGCATCAGCATCCTTCACTCTTAAGATTGTACAAAATGCTACAACAGCAAGAACAGTTGCAATAGACACATTTGAAACTACTGGAGGAGTGAATATACCAGTGTATTGGCCAGGTGGAGTGGTGCCAACATTGACAAATGCTGTCAATGCAATTGATGTTTACTCTTATATCACATTTGATGGTGGTGCATCACTCTATGGAGTTGTAGGAGGACAGAACTTCTCATGAGCACAGGTATTCCTTTCTTTAGAAAAATTCAATCAGAGTTTGATCTCAATGGTCCAACTCTCAGTATGCAAAGACAACCAGTTGGCACATCATGTAGTGTTGCATCAGGAATTGCAACATTTATTGGAATTGGAACTGCAATTTATCCTCCTGGTCAAGGAGGAAGGGATACAAATACTGGATCAATTACACATCAATGGCATAAAGTTGGTGTTGGTGCATTGACTGATGGTGCAAATGTTGCTGGGTCAGGGACAACAACTTTGACTCTTTCAGGACTTACAAGTCCATTAGATAATGGATCTGAATATTTTTGTCAAATTGGTTACACTCCAAATGCATTATCTCCTAATGCTATCAATGAACCATTTGACTCTGCCTCTGCAGCATTGACAGTATCTCCTACAATTTCTATTACAACTCAACCAACAGATGTTACAATTCTTGAGGGATTAGAAGCTCAATACAGTCTTGATGCATCAGTAAGTGATAATTCTACAAACTTGTTGAGTTATCAATGGATGTTGGATGGAGTTGATTTATCTGATGGCACTACTGATAATGGAACAATCAGTGGATCAAGAACAAGTGTACTTACAATAAGTAGAAGAATTCCTAATTTATACAGAGTTTCCTGTAAAGTTTCTCATCTTACAGCAAATCCTAGTGTTGTGACATCAAACACAGCAAAACTTGATGTAAGCTCTGCTGCAACTAGAGCAATTATTAATTATGAAAGATATGGTGGTAGTACATTTGTAGCTGAAAGAGGATCAAGAGATATTGGAAATATGGGTGGTTTGTCTTTCAGAGCAAATGCTTCTGTAAATGCAAGAATTGTTGTTGTACATGCTCCTGAGCAAGACCTTGAGGTAAAAATTACAATGGGTGGAGCAGCAGGAGAATCCTCTGGTGGAAGATCTGGATCAGGAGGTGTCTCTGTTTTCAAAACAACACTTAAAAGAAATCATGAGTATTTGATTAAATTGGGTGTTCACCAGGGTCAAGGTGGTGGACCAAGAGGTGGTAATAGAAATGGTGGTGGTTCAGGTGGTGGAATTGCTGCCATTTATCACAAAGCAAAATTAATTGCTGTATGTGGTGGAGGTGGAGGAGCAGGTCAATCTGGAGGTTTATCTGATGGCGGAGCAGGTGGAGGACTACAAGTTGCTGGTGAAAATGGTCAAGGAAGGTTTGCTGGTATAGGAGGTAGAACATATTCACAAGGTTCACTGCCTATAGGTGGCATGACACAAGCTGGTAGAACAGGACCTGACGATTTTGATGGTAATTCACATGATGGTGGTAGAATTGATGGATGTACCACAGGAAGTAGATATTGGAGAAATACTTTAGGATTTTCACCTTGCCAAGATGTTCCAGGAAGGACTCAATTCAGAAATGCTGAAGGAACTATAAACCCACAAACATACTCAATTGAAAGAGGTTATAAATCTGGACAGGGACACAGAAACAATGGTGGTGCATCTAGAGGAGCTGGTGGAGGAGCTGGTGGTGCTGGAGCTAATGGAGGGTCAGGTGGTGCAAACAGCTCTGGGGGAGGTGGAGCATCTGGATATGCAAGTGATGAAGTAGAGCTTCTTCCTAGTAGTGTTATGCCAACAGGAACAATGTTAGGTGGTAATGATGGTGTGGCATTTATCACTTTTGAGCATTTTAGGCCAAATGAAGATCATGTACCTATTATTCCACCAAGAGTCATTGATGAAGTTGCTTTCACTGTTAATAGAAATTCAAGCAGAGAAAATGGAATAACTTTTGTAAAATCTGAATCACAATTATATCCAAATATAAACTTAATACCTGGAGTTCCAAATCATTTAGCTTTTGGAGCTGCTTCTATCACTCTTGGTCCAAATGAAGGAAGATTCGTATCACAAATGGTGAGAGGAGATACTTACGACTTCTGGACTGCTTTAGTTGGCACAGCATATCCAAATGGATTTGAACTTAGACTTGATATGAGTGACCAATATAGAACTGGAACAAACTCAAGTAAGAGAATTATATGTGATGATAAAGTTTTTGGATTTGGTGGATTAACAAACTTAATAGGAGGAGATAATGATTTTGATGATTTGGTAATTACAGTTGATCAGGGTCATTTTGTTCTAAACAAAACAGGCACAGTGAATTCTCTTAATTTGCAACCATCAAGCAGTGATTTACAATACATATATGATGTAACTGTATGATCCTGTATAAATAACTAAAACCTGTGGGGATAGTGAACCACCTAGCTTATGGCTGTAAATAAGAATTTTGTAGTCAAAAACGGATTAGAGGTTGGTAGCAGATTAATTGTTGCTGATGCTCAGGATCTTCATGTAGGTTTGGGGACAACTGCTCCCCTTACAAGACTTGACGTCAGAGGCGATGTAAGATTTGCTGATGATGGAGGCACTGTCAACACTGTTGATATTGCTGGTATCACTACCTTCAGGAAAGATGTTGTTATTGGTGTTGGTGCCACTGTTGCCAAGTTTGATATAGACTCTGGCAATCTTGGTATTCATTCTACTTCTCCAAGATTTGCACTTGATGTAAAAGCAGGTGCAGGTGATACCTTAGCAGCATTATTTCATGATGACATCTATGCTCCCAATATAGTTGTATCTGGGGGTTCAATTAATTATATTGTTGCTATTGCTGCAACCATTGGCACTTTAGGTGTCACTGGTATTGCAACAGCAAATCAATTGGCAGTTTCAGGTGTAACAACACTTGCTCAGAATGGTGGTATTACAACCACTGGTGGAGATTTGTATGTTGGTGGTGACTTATTTGTCAAAGATGATGTAGTATATGATGAAGTAACAGGTAGAAACCTCAACATCACTGGTGTTGGTACTATTGCCCAAATTCATGGTGATGGTTCTAATATTACAGGTCTTGCAACTGCACTTAATGCTGCCATTGGAATTTCCTCTGGTACATCTTTCATAGGTGCAGGTGTCACAGTTCTTGATTTTGGCACTGCTGGTACTACTGTGTCTTCACCTAGTGCAGGTATTGCAACTGTTGTAACTCCAGTTGGAGCATCAATAGGTCTTGTTATTGCACTTGGTGGTTGATAAATATCTCTAACACGTAAAGAAAAATGGCAGAATCTTTTTCAAATAAAGTTGCAAGGGCTGTGGGAATTGTTAATTCCAGCGCTGCTGGGGCAATTGGCATCACCACTAACTTAATCACTGGTATTTCTACTAGTGGGGTGACACTTGGTGACTTGGTTGATAATCAAAACTATCTTGCAGGAACAACTGTTTCTTCAATTGGTGCTGGTCAAGTAGTTGTTGATAGAGATTCTACCAATACATCATCAACAACAAATCAAAGTGTTAAATTTTTGAAACCAACTGTTGTTTACACATCTCCTGCAAACACCAAGTCAATCCTAATTGGTGGCACCTTTGCAAATAACACAAATAATCAAGTGGAACTCACTGTGACTGTGTTAGATCAAAGTGCAGGTGTTAGTGGCGCAATTGCAAGTAAGATTCCTGTTCCTGCTGGTTCTTCCTTTGTCATCTCTGACACTGGTAAGACACTTCTGGAAGCAAATGATGCCATCAAGGTTTCATGTGACACTGCAAATGCTATTGATGTTAATCTCAGCATTCTCACAGGAGTTAACTAATGGCAGATAGAAACGGTTATGTAGGAAGAGCCCCTGCTGATTCATCAGTAGTAGTTGCAAGACAAATTTTTACACCCACTGGTGTTCAAACTCATTTTACTTTTAGTTCTGGATACACACCTGGATACATTGACTTATATCTTAATGGTGTAAGACTTATTGAAGGAACTGACTATGTAGCTTCTGATTCTACCACCATCAATGTTTTAAATGGTGGTGCTATTGCTAATGATGTTCTTGAGGGTGTTGCTTACAAAGCATTTAATCTTGCCAATGATAGAGTTGGCATTCAGTCTGGTGGTGTAAATATTGGAAATGCTCAGACTCTTAATTTTGTTGGCACTGGAAATACCTTTGCTGTAAATGGATCTACCATTGATGTAAGCATCTCAAGTGGTGCTGCATCAATTATGACTATTGGTGTCAGAGTAGGCACTGCTGTTACTTTTGCTATCCCTTCAACAAATGTCATAGGTGTTGTTGGAAGATCTAGCACAATCAATGTCCCTGTCTAAATAAAGGAAAACCAAGAAGATGGCAAACAGATTTCCACTAGTAGTTGATAGTTCTGCCTTACAGATTAAAGAAATCCCTAATGGTGACAATCTTGATCTGACAGGTAATAGTATTGTAAATGTTGTAGATATTACTGCGAGTGGCAACCTTTCGGTTGGTGGAACTTTAACATACAGTGATGTAAAAAATGTAGACTCAGTTGGTCTTGTAACTGCTAGACAGGGTATAAGAATAGGTGGTGGATCAACTGTTGGACCTATCTCTGGTGTTGTAACCTACTTTGGTAATGCTTCTGGATTAACCAATATTCCTGCTGGCAATTTAACTGGTGCTCTCCCTGCCATTGATGGTTCAAACCTAACAGGAGTTATTTCTGGAGTAGGTATTAGTAGTGATGGAACTGCAATTGGTTTTGGAGTAACCTTCCTTAATTTCACTGGATCTGGAATTGGAACAATAACCACACACGCTGCAAGTGGTATTGGTACAATAGTTGTTAGTGGTGGAGGAGGAGGATCTATCCAGTCAGTATCAGGAACTGCATCTGGTATTGTAACTACACTTAATCTTACATCTGCACAAGATCATAAAATTACTGCAACTGGCATTTGTACAGTTACATCTACTGGTGGAGCAGAGGGAGAATCTCATACTATAAGAATTGTCAATTCTGGTATTGCAACAGTAGGTTTCAGTACACACTTCTTATTCCCATCAGGTAATGCTCCTGTATTGCCTACTGCAGATGGTGCAATTAGTCTTATTTCATTCACAGTGCATAGAGTTGGTGGAGCAGGAACACAACTGCTTGCTGGCGCTTCACTCAACCTTAGCTGAGGAGGACAATTAAATGGCAGGTACAGTAATTCCTCAGGTTGTTACAGAGGACAGGGCATCTGGTGCTTTTTTAGTTGATGGTAGTTTGACGTTTGATAATAGTAAGAATAATTATCTAAAGAGAACACCAAGTTCTGCTGGTAATAGAAAGACGTGGACTTGGAGTGCTTGGGTCAAAAAACACGAGGTTATAGCATCTGGTAGGCAACGACTTTTTTCAGCGAGACAAGGTACAAGTGCCAATCAAACTTATATTCAGTTCCGCGATGACAACAAGTTGTATGTCGAAGGTCCCAACATTGATTGGCTTGTAAACACACCAGCAGTTTTTCGAGATACTGCTGTCTGGGGGAATGTAGTTGTTGCGTTTGATACTACACAAGCAACTTCTTCAAACAGGGTGCGAGTCTATTGGAACGGAGTTGAGCAAACTCTGAGTGGCTCTCAACCCGCCCAAGATTATGCAAATGGATGGATTAATAATACTTTTGTACACAGCATTGGTAATGAAGGTGGTGCTGTTGCAGAGTTTTTCAATGGGTCCATAACCAATACTTATTTCATAGACGGACAACAACTTGATGCATCATATTTTGGATACACTGATCCACTCACAAATACTTGGAGACCTAAAAAGTTTGATATTAGTGAAACTCCTAGTGGAAGTTGGGGAACAAATGGTTTCTATCTCCCATTGAATGGAAACACACCCATAGGTAAAGACCAATCTGGTAATGGAAATAATTGGAATACTGAAGGACTTGGTTCTAATTCCATTGATAAGGCAACAGGTGCAAGACCAATTCTTAACACTGTTAATGGTGGTAATATTGCAAGACCTGGTGTATTTGGCAGTGATGAAAATGCTACTTACAAAACAACATCTGCATCAAATAGTGGAGGTCAATATGTATTTGAGGGATTAGGAACTAGACCAAACTTTAGTTTTGTAAGAGGTGCAACTTACACCTTTGATTGGTCTGCTTCAACCTCTCATCCACTTAGATTTGCCACTCAGGCTGATGCTGCTAACAGTTCAGAATATACTGATGGAACTAGTGTTTTGGGAAATGTTACCACAATAACTGTACCTCATAATGCACCTGATACTCTTTTCTACTACTGTAATGTGCATAATGGTATGGGTAATAGTATCAGTGTGACTACTGATGAGACAAAGGCAGACCCATATGCATGGAAGTGTGTTCTTGCTTTACCATTAGTTGGAGATGATGATGATGAAAGTAAAAACATCAATGTCACTCAGTCAGCAGCAAAGGCTGTTTCACCAAATGGTAATGCTCAAAAAACATTTTTAAAAAGTAACTTCTATGGAGGAAGTTTTGTCTTTGATGGAAGTGGTGATTATTTAAGTATTCCAGCATCATCTGATTTTAGATTTGGAGGTGATGATTACACTATTGAATGGTGGATGTACTGGGAAAATAGAACTGGTTATCAATCAGTATATGATTGTGGATACACTACTAATAGTGGTAGTACTCTTATTCAAAGCAATACATCAACTTCAAGATTTATTGTTTATGCTCAGGGTGCTAATGTAGCTGAAGAAACTACAAATGCTCCACTTGATAAATGGATACATTATGCCTTTGTGAGAAATGGTAATAATGTCACACTTTATAGAGATGGAAGTATTTCATATGCAGGCACACACTCAGGAACCAATCATGGAAGTAGTAGTTCAGGTGTTCGTATTGGTAGTGATATTAACAATTATCACTTTGAAGGAAACATCCAAGACTTCCGTATCTATAAAGGAGTAGCAAAATACACTAGTGAGTTCATCCCAGCATCAACCAAACCAGACATTCTCCCAGACTCTCCATCAGGTGTTCCTTTTAAGACAAAACTGACTAAAATTACTGATGGTTCTGTGAATTTTGATGGTAGTGGTGATTACTTATATGTTGCTCCAAGTAATGACTGGAACTTAGGAACAAATGCCTTTACTTTGGAGGCATATATCAATTTAGTTGAAGCTGGACTTGATCAGGAAATTTTTAACCTAGGTTTGGATGGAACCCATTCAACTGGGTCTGATATGAATTTTAGACTTAGAATAGCATCAAATGAAAGATTATATGCTGCTTGTCATAGTGGAAATAGTGTGATTGGTCAGTGTTATGATGCTTCTGGAAAAAAATGTAATCCAGGTAGATGGTATCATGTTGCTTATGTAAGAGATGGTAATAATTTTGCTACTTTCATTGATGGAGTAAGAATTGCCACTGCAACAAGTTCTGCATCATGTAACTGGAATGCTGCTTGGGGAGTTAAAATTGGATATGCTCATGCTGGAGGTGCTCAAAACTTTAAGGGAAAAATTTCCAATGCAAGAATTGTAAATGGAACTGCTCTCTATGATCCAACATTATCTAGGGTTGAGATTCCAACATCACCACTGACTAATGTAACCAACACAAAACTTCTGTGTTGTCAGTCAACTGATTCTGCTGGTCGTGCTGCTGTTTATCCTGGAACTGCTCCACAATATGCATTGCAAGTGAATGGAAGTGACTATAATGCTAATTATGATAAGTACAATATGTTTGATACCTCTACCACTAGTTCTTATCTTGCTGGTGATTTATCAAAAGTAACTTGGACAATACCAGGTGGTTTAGCATTTTCTTCCTCACTGAGAGTTAGAGCTCAACATACTAGTGGTGCTGGAACCATGACTTTCAACTGGTCAGGTGGTAGCTACAATCTTTCAATTCCTAATACAGGACAGGCTGACTGGTATAATGTTACATCAAATGTAACCAGTCCAATCACCAGTGTTACATGGACAACAGGGAATGGTGCTATTGGACCATATGTAAGTGCATGGGAAGTTGATGGTACAGAGTTAGTAGATAGAGGTCCATATCCAAATGGAAATGCGATACCAGACACCTTTAACCCATTTAATACAGATGTCAGTGCAGTTAGGGGACCACAATCTGGTTATTGTGTATTTGATACTCTAAGAGAGAGAAATGCTGGATATAATCCTACATTTAAAGAGGGTAATCTTTTTATGGATGGAAGAGGAGATGGAACTGGCACACTTTCAGCATCATCTGGAAAATATTATTTTGAAGTTTTTATTGATACTGTGACTAATTCTAGTCAAATATATGTTGGAATTCAGGACGCAGAATATTTTAGATCAGAAAGAAGTTGGTCCACTTCACAAATTGCAGCTTTGAGAGATCAGGGATCATTTTTTGGAAATTATTCTACTGGATCAGCAGTTAGTTATGGTGAAGGTGACTTATTATCAATTGCTTATGATGTTGATGATAAAAAATTGTACATAGCAAAGAATGGTGTCTATCTCAATAATGCAATTCCTTCTCAGGGAATAGGATGGTGCTTTGATACAAGAACCTTTAATGGATTTACACCACTTATTTCTGATGGATTCACAGGTCAGAAATTTAGAGCAAACTTTGGTCAAACTCCCTTTAGGTACACACCGCCTGATGGTTTTGAACCACTTGCACTTTCAACCATTAGAAAAAATTCTATTATTACTCGTCCTGATCAGTATGTTGGTTTAACAACTTATCGTGGCACTGGCACTTCTTCACCTACAAAGAGTCTTACTTTAGGATTCAAACCTGATCTTTTGTGGTGTAAGGTCAGAACAGCAGCATCAGACAACTTTTTAATTGATACTGTTCGTACAAGATCTAAAGTTTTATCTGCTAATAGACAATGGCAACAATCCACTTGTGATGCAAACAGAGATGTAGTTTCATTTGATCCATTTGGATTTACAGTAGGACAAAATAATCAGACAGGTGTTAATGAGAATAATCAAGACATACTTGCTTGGGGTTGGAAAGCAGGTGGTAATAAAAACACCTTTAACAAAGATGATGTAGGTTATGCAAGTGCTGATGGTGTATTATTGAATGCTGGTGCTCAGGATAACATTAAGTATAATATGAGTGAAGTGTGGAGTAGTCGTGTCTCTGGAAGTTCACTTAGTAGTGGTACTACTCCTGTCAATGCTTTTGATGGAGATGGCACTACCAATGCAATTCCTAATGATAACACAACACAAACGTTTACACCAGCAAATCCAATAACTGGTACTTTTACATTCAGATATGAAAGATCTGGTTCTGGAGCACTTTATATTAATGGTGTAGATCAAAATGTACCTGTTTATAGTGGTGACCCTGGAGGCACTTATACCTTCACTGGAACTCTCAATAATTTTGCTTGGAAAAGAGTTGACAGTTCTAATCAAATTCAACTTAAACAAGTTACACTTGATGGAAAGATTTTAAGAGATAGCAATTTACCTAGTGTCCCAACAGTACCTGCAACTGCCTGTTCTATTGGAACTAAACAAGGATTTAGTATTATTCAATATACTGGAAATGGGACTGCAGGTACACAAATAGGTCACGGATTGAATCAGAAACCTGATATGATCATTGTTAAAGCCTTAGAAAGAACCTCAGATTGGTGTATTTACACCAGCATGACTGCTAAAGATCAGTATTTAAAATTGGGAACCAATGGTACTGATGAAGCTAAATCAGGATCTTTTTGGAACAATAAAAATCCAGATGATGTAGCATTTACTTTAAATTCTTCTACTGATGTGAATGCTAATAATGAAAGTTATATAGCTTACTGCTGGCACAACGTCTCGGGAATGCAGAAATTTGGACAATTCACAGGAAATGGTAATGCAAGTGGACCACACATTGTATTAGGTTTCCGTCCAAAAATTCTCTGGATTAAGAGAATACAGAATGATGGTTTTAATTGGAATGGTTATGACTCTACAAGAGGTACAATAGAAGGTGTTAATCCTGCAAATGATGTTATAAGACTTAATATTAATAATGCTGAGGAAGCTAGTTATAATTCTGGCAACATAGACATTCTTTCCAATGGTTTTAAGATCAGAGGAACATGGGCAAACATTAATTCTGATGATAAGAATTATATCTACTGTGCATGGGCTGAAGCACCATTAGCAAACTTGTATGGTGCTCAGGGCAATGCTCGCTAAATAACTAAAAACTAAATGCGATGGCAATAGGAAGACCCGTATCATTAACTAGTAATGTAGCTTCTAAGTCCATCAGTGTAACAGCAACTGAGAATCAGACTCTCTTTACTGTAACTGGTGGATATAGAATTAATCAGATTGCTGTCTTTCGTAATGGTGCCAGATTAGTTGATGGACAAGATTTCACTGCAAGAGATGGTGCAACTGTCACTCTAATTCAAGGTGCAAACCTTAATGACACTCTTGAATTTCAAATCTTTGATGATTTTAGAGTTGCTGATGCAATTGTTTCAGCAGAAGCATCACAGACAATTCTAGGTGATTTAACAGTCACTGGCACATTAAGTGGTGCCACTGTAACTGGTGCTGCAATTGGTATTCAATCTGCTGGAACAGTAGTTGGTGCTGCTAAGACACTGAACTTCATTGGCACTGGTAATACCTTTGCAATGAATGGAGATACTGTTGATATCAGTATCTCTGGAGGTGGTGGAGGAGGAGGACTTGGCACTGCCATTAACTATAGTGATAATACTGCATCTCCATTCAGTTTCATTGATAGTGAAACTCAAGTAACTGAAGACTTACTATTAGATGCAACCAATGCTGGTAAGTCAGGTTCATATGTAGTATCTGTTATTCCAAATGTCACAGTCAATGCTGGTGTTGCAGTAACCGTTGGTGCTGGCAAGACCATGGTTATTGATGTACTTCAGATTGGTGATATTTAATGTCTGAATTAAGAGTTTCAAGTATTAGATCCAGAACAGGTACTACTCCAAAGGCACCTGATGGTATAAGTGTTAGTGGTGTTGCAACTGCTACTACATTTAATGGTAATCTGACTGGCAATGCAACAGGTAATGTTACAGGCAATGTAACTGGCAATGTTACTGGTAATATTTCTGGAGCTACTGGAACCTTTAGTGGTAATGTATCAATTGGTGGTACATTAACTTATGAAGAAGTATCTGCTGTTGATTCTGTTGGCGTCATAACAGCAAGAGGTGGTATTAGAGTTGGTGCAGGGCAAAGCATCTCTGCTGTAAGTGGGATTGTAACCTACTATGGTGATGGATCAAAACTATCTGGTGTAGAATCTGGAGTATTTAATTTTATTGCTAGTGGTAATATTGGTAATGGTGATACAGTAATTGTTAACACAGATGGAACCGTTAGTGTTGTTGCTGAAACAGTTTCTCCCAATCCAAGTGTTGGAACTCCTGCTGTATTTGAATCTGCTTATAGTGAAAATATGGCAGTAGTATATGACTCTACTAATGATAAAGTAGTAATTGCTTATAGAGATAAAGGAGATCCATCACAACGTGGAACAGCAGTTGTTGGAACCGTATCTGGTACTAGTATTAGTTTTGGCACTCCTGTTGTATTTGAATCTGGTCAATCAGAATTCATTACAGCAACATATGACTCTACTAATAGTAAAGTAATTATTGCTTATCAGGATAATGGTGATTCTAACAAAGGAAAGGCTATTGTAGGAACTGTAAGTGGTACTAGTATTAGTTTTGGTTCTGCTGCTGTATTTGAATCTGGTACTACTACTTATATCTCAGCAACATATGATTCTACTAATGAAAAAGTTGTAGTTATTTACAGGGATAATGATAACTCATATTATGGAACAGCAGCTGTAGGCACTGTTAGTGGTACATCAATTAGTTTTGGTTCTCCTGTTGTATTTTACTCTGGTAGTTTTGATTTTGGTGCAGCAACATTTGATTCCAACAGTAATAAAGTAGTTATTGCTTATAGAGATGGTTCAGACTCTGATCATGGAAAAGCAAGAGTTGGAACTGTAAGTGGAAATAGTATAAGTTTTGGTTCTGCTGTTGAATATAATGCTGGCAATACTCCATACAACGCACTGATATTTGACTCAACTAATAATAAAGTAGTTCTTGCTTATCGAGATGTTCCAAACTCTAACTATGGAATAGCAAGAGTTGGAACTGTAAGTGGAAATAGTATAAGTTTTGGTTCTGAAGTAGTATTTGAGTCTGGTGAATCCAATTACATTCAAATGAATTATGATTCTACCAATCAAAAAGTACTACTCACTTATAGAGATGAGGATAACTCTGGTAATGGAACATCTGTTGTAGGCACGGTTAGTGGTACATCAATTAGTTTTGGTACTCCTGTTGTATTTTTTACTGGTGCTCCAAGTTCTCTGGGCGCAGCATATGTTGGCAGTAATAAAATTGTGAATGCTTATCCAGATAATACAGATAATAACTATGGAAAAGCAGTTGTTTTTACCTCCAGTAGTGTAAGTACCAACCTTACATCAGAAAACTATATTGGTATTGCAGGAGAGGCAATCTCTAATGGAGCAACTGGTAAGATTAATATTGCCACTGGAATTAATGAAGGTCAAACAGGACTAACCACGGGTCAAAAATATTATATTCAGAACAATGGATCTCTTGCTACATCTGCAGGAAGTCCATCAGTGGTAGCAGGTACAGCAATTTCTTCTACAAAAATTATTGTCAAAGGATAATAAATAACTAAAAATATAAATCCATGTCAGGTTTAAGAGTAAGTAATTTGAGAGGAGTGGCAGGATCTGCTCCTACATTTCCTGATGGTGTTGTTGTCACTGGTGTTTCTACTGCTACTACATTTGATGGTAATCTAACTGGTAATGTTACAGGTAATGTAGTTGGAAACGTAACAGGTGATGTTACTGGTAATATTACAGGAACCACTGGTTCATTTAGTGGTAATGTTTCTGTGGGTGGAACTTTAACATATAATGATGTAACCAATGTTGATTCTATTGGCGTTGTTACTGCAAGAGGTGGTATTAAAGTTGGCGCAGGACAGAGTATTTCTGCTGTAAGTGGAATAATTACGTATTATGGAGATGGATCTCAACTTCAGGGTGTTGAATCTGGTGTATCTAATTTTGTAGCAAGTGGCACTATTGCTAATGGTGATACAATCATAATTAACACTGATGGAACAGTCTCTAGTGCAAGCACATCTGCTGTTACCCAATCTGCTGGAGCAGGATATAGGTCCTCTCCAGGAGGAACTGGTGCATATACTGACTATGCTTATATTGGTAATAATAAAATAGTAGCAGTATATGCTGATGGTAGTAACAATCTTTATGGAACAGCAGTTGTAGGAACTATCAATGGTAATACTATTACTTTTGGCACCCCTCAGGTTTTTCATTCACACAGAGCAAACTACACCAGTGTAGTATATGACTCTGGAAATGATAGGTTTGTAATATCTTTTGGTGATGGAAACCAAGGTGGTGCTACAACTGGAAATGGAAAATCAATAGTCTGCTCTGTAAATGGAACAACAATTACCTTTGGAACAACCACACAATTCCATGGAGGAAATACTGCATGGATTGATTCAACTTATGATTCTACTAGTGGTAAAATAGTCATTTCTTTTGAAGATGCTTCACAGAATTGGGGAAAGGTATGTATTGGAGAGATAACTGCTGGAACTACAAATATTACTTTTGGGTCTGACACCAAATATCATGGAAACAGTAATGTTACCGTCTCTGCAGTGCAATTTGATCCAAGCAGTAACAGAATTTTTGTTGCTTTTCGTAATTGGGGGGATAATAATAATTGTTGGGGTGTTGTGGGGACAATTAGTGGGACAAGTGTTAGTTTTGGAACTGCAACAGTAACAAACACTACTGCTTTTGGTGACGTCACATCAGCGTATGATCCTAACTCACAAAGAATATCAATAGCATACTATGATGCAAGAGACAATGATATTGGCAAATCATATACTGTTTCAATAAACCCCTCTAATAATACATACTCAGCTAGTTCTACAACTACTTTTTCAAGCTCTGTTCTTTTAGGAACTAGACACGTTTATGATACTCTTGCTCAAAAATATGTAGTATTTTATAGGGATAGAACTGCACAAAAAGCGTATGCAAAAGCAGGAACTTATAATAGTAGTGACAATACCATAACATGGGAGAGCACTCAAACATTAGTTTTAAATGAGGATGTGAACCCTCAAACTGCTACTTATGACACAGACAACAATAAACCAATTGTTGGTATCAGTAGTGCTAGTAGTATTGTATATGCACACGTGTTTACAACTGGTAGAATAGGGACTAATCTTACAGCAACCAACTACATTGGTATTGCAGGAGAGGCAATTTCTAATGGAGCAACTGGTAAGGTTACTATTTTTGGTGGAACTAATTCAGGACAAACTGGTCTTACAACAGCTCAAACATACTATGTCCAAACTGATGGATCATTATCAACAACAGCAGGTAATCCATCTGTAGTTGCTGGTACTTCTATCTCCTCCACAAAAATCCTAGTTAAAGCATAATAAATAATTAAAAATATAAATCCATGTCAGGTTTAAGAGTAGATAATTTAAAAGGGACTCCCACATTTCCTGATGGTGTTGTTGTTACTGGTGATGTATCATCCACAAGTTTTAGTGGCAATCTGACAGGTAATGTAACTGGAATAGTAACTGGTAATGTCACTGGTAATGTCACTGGTAATATTGCAGGAACTACAGGATCATTCAGTGGTAATGTATCAGTTGGTGGCACTTTAACATATGGTGATGTAACCAATGTTGATTCTGTTGGTGTCATAACAGCAAGAGGTGGAATTAAAATTGGTGCAGGACAAAGTGTTAGTGCAGTAAGCGGAATAATCACATATTACGGGGACGGATCACAACTTGGTGGCATTGAATCTGGTTTTTCTAACTTTGTAGCAAGTGGAACTATTCCTAATGGTGCAAATGTGGTTGTCAACACAGACGGAACTGTTAGTGTCATAACTCAAACAGGTTCTGCTGATCCAAGTGTTGGTACTCCTGTTGTATTTCAATCTTCTGCAACTTATTACACTGGAGCAACATATGACTCTACTAATGGTAAAGTTGTGCTTGTTTATAGAGATGCTGGAGCTAGTAGGGGAAAAGCAATTGTAGGGACTGTATCTGGCACTAGTATTAGTTTTGGTTCTGCTGTTGAATTTCACTCTTCTGCGTCACAAGACAATCAAGTAGAATTTGTTGGTAGTGGTAAAGTAGTTGTTGCTTATCAGGAAGGTGGAAGCCCGTACTATGGAAAAGCAAGAGTTGGAACCATATCTGGTAATTCAATTAGTTTTGGCACTGAAGTCACATTTGAATCTGGTAATACTACAAATATAGGAATGGCATATGACTCCTCCAATGATAGGATAGTCATTGCTTATAGGGACGGCGGAAATTCAAGTTATGGAACAGCAGTTGTTGGAACCGTATCTGGTACTAGTATTAGTTTTGGCACTCCTGTTGTATTTGAATCTGCTGGTATATATTATGCCTCAGCAACATATGACTCTGCTAATGGTAAGGTAGTTATTGCTTATAGAGATACTGGAAATTCTGATTATGGAACAGCGATTGTAGGAACTGTAAGTGGAACTAGTATTAGTTTTGGTTCTGCTGCTGTATTTGAATCTGGACAGGCTAATTACATAACATCAACATATGACTCTACCAATCAAAAAGTAATAATTGCATATGGTGATTGGGGAAACAACTCTGGTGCTGGAACAGCAGTTGTAGGAACTGTATCAGGCACTTCAATAAGTTTTGGTACTCCTGTTGTATATGAGACTTCTCAATCTGCTTTTAATGCAGCAGTATATGACTCTGCCAAGAAAAAAGTAGTTATTGCTTTTAGGGATAATAATAACTCTTCTTATGGAACAGCAATTGTAGGAACTGTATCTGGTGACTCAATTAGTTTTGGCACTCCTGTTGTATTTGAATCTGCACAGTCTAATTACCAGGTAGCAGCATATGATTCCACTAATGAAAAAGTAGTTATTGCTTATTATGATGCTGGAAACTCTGATTATGGAACAGCAGTAGTCTTTAGTTCTAATACTTTAGTAACCAACTTAACTGCAAGCAACTATATTGGTATTGCAGCAGAAGCAATTTCTAATGGAGCAACTGGTAAGGTTAATGTTGCTGGTGGAGTCAATTCAGGACAAACTGGTCTTACAACAGCCAGAACATATTATGTTCAAGGAGATGGATCTCTTGGCACATCTGCGGGTGATCCATCTGTAGTTGCTGGCACTTCTATCTCTAGTACACAAATCATTGTCAAGGGATAATACATAAATAACTAAAAAATTCTAGAAATGTCAAGAATAAGGGCTAATAGATTTACAAACAAATCAGGAAATGGTGCTCCTCTGTTTACAGATGGTGTAAATGTAGTTGGTCTCACCAGTCTTTCCAATGTTACTGCAGGTGTTTCTACAGTTACAACTTTAAATGCTTCTTCTGGATCTTTTACTGGTAATGTTACAGCTACTGGTAATGTTACAGCTGATAATGTTGCAGGAACCACTGGTACTTTTAGTGGCAATGTATCTATTGGTGGAACATTAACGTATGAAGATGTCACCAATGTAGATTCTGTTGGTATTGTTACTGCAAGGGGTGGATTAACCACTCAAAAACTGCTGAAAGAAGAAGTAAATGTAGTTGCAAATAAATTAAGTGCTGCTCCAAACATCTATCTTGAGAATGGATGTGTTCATATATTTACGACTACTGAAACAACCACATCAACACCTGCCATTAAATATAATGCATCCACAAACCTAAAAGACAAGATGTCTGTGGGTGAGTCAGTAGTAGTGACACTTATCACCACTGCTGCTGCGGGTGCTTATTCTGAGCACATTACTATTGATGGTGATGCAGTAACAGAGAATTGGATAGGTGGTAGTGCTCCAACTGCTGGAGGAAGTTCTGGTGTAGATATTCACACCTTTACCATCATTAAGGTTGCATCATCTGGTACAACTGATCAACAATTAACTGTCATTGCTAATCATAGTAAGACTTCTGTTTGATAGGAGAATATAATGTTAGATTTATTTGCAAAAAAAGAAGCACCCATTCAAGGCATGATGGGATTGGGTGGTGGTGTTCCAAGTAGATTATTAACTCTTGCTTCTGGTGAGATTACATATGTTGACGACGTGTTCAGCACGTTTTTGTGGGAAGGAGATGGTGGATATAACCTGAGCCCAGCAGCAGCAACAGTTACCGTTGACAATGGCATTGACTTGTCAGGCGAAGGCGGCTTAGTTTGGCTCAAGAACAGAGATGACTCTTACAAACATTGGTTGTTTGATACTGAACGTGGCGGCCAATATGCTTTGAGTTCTAATGCCAGCAGCGCACAACAGGATGGTGCCGCTACAAACAGAGATTTAACTTTTAATTCTACTGGTTTTGTAATTGGTGAAGATGATAGTGGCGGCGGATTAAATAGGCGAGGGGAAGATCATGCCTCTTGGACCTTCCGCAAATGCCGTGGATTCTTTGATGTAGTTACTTACACATCTCAAAGTGGTGTCACTGCGATTAACCATAATCTAGGTTCTGTTCCTGGATGCATCATGGTTAAAAAATTGAATGGTAGTGCATCTTGGCAAGTCTATCATCGTTCTTCAGGTGCAGGTAAAGAATTTGAACTGGATGGTACTGACCGTGAACGTACAAACGGGGCTTTCCCTTCAACACCTACTTCTACACAGTTTTTCATTAACGCTGCTAATAATAATGTTTTTGGAACTGTAGGAGATCAATTTGTTGCATATCTTTTTGCACACAATGATGGTTCATTTGGTGAAGATTCAGATGAGGCAGTCATTAAGTGTGACAGTTATACTGGGACACAATCAGAAGATACTGAAATTAATGTTGGGTTTGAACCTCAGTGGATTCTTATTAAAAACGCTTCATCCAATTCTACTGACTGGGTTGTAGTTGATACAATGAGAGGACTTCCAGTTGGATCAGATAGCGAAGTTCTGAAAGCAAATAGTTCTGGTACTCCTTCATCATATAGAGCTGCAGCGTTAACGCCAACAGGATTTAAGTTGGGGCAAGGAGTTACTAGCGTTAACAGATCTGGAGATACATACATCTACATGGCAATTCGTCGTCCCCATAAACCACCCGAAGCAGGAACTGAGGTGTTTAAACCGTTCAGCCTTTCCGCTGGTGAAGGTCAAGATACTTTTATCTCTACGGGTTTTGATGTTGACACTTTTATTTACGCTAAAAAAGGTAACGGTCTTTTTATTTTTGGCGACAGACTGAGAGGGAAAAAAGGCGGTGGAGATTTGCGATCAGATAATAACAGCGTTGAAGACACAAATACAGGTTCGTTTTTCTTAGATCAGAGTCGTGGAGCAAAGGTTGATTATTCAGGTGGACATAATTACAGTGCTCCTGCTGCAACAGATGAATCTTATGTCCGTTATTTTCTACGCCGTGCTCCTGGATTTTTTGATGTTGTGACTTACAGTGGCTCAAATTCTGCACAAAATATCTCACACAATCTTGGTTCCAAACCTGCACTGATTATCTGTAAGAGAAGAAATTCAACTGGTAATTGGCAAGTTTATGCAGATGTTCCAGCAGGGGGTGCTACAAAATATATGATGCTGGATGATACTGGAATTTTTAACACTAACAGTAATCGTTGGAATAATACTGAACCAACAGCAACACAGTTTACGGTTGGTACTTACTCTGATTTAAATACAAGTGGTGGTACATACATTGCATATCTCTTTGGCAATTTGGATGGAATATGTAAAATAGGACAATACACCGGAACTGGTAATGATATAACCATTGATTGTGGTTTTAATCCAAGATTTATTATGATAAAACAATGCACTGGTCAGGGTGATGGTTGGTATGTAATTGATTCCGCTCGTGGAATTAATGCTGGTAATGATCCTTGGCTTAGATTTAATCAGGCTTATCAAGAAATAACAAACACAGATATTGTGGATCCAACCTCAGGTGGATTTATTGTTCAAGCAGGGGGTGGTTCGCGTGTTAATGATGCAGATGGACGTAAGTACTTGTATTGGGCTATTGCATAAAAGCATAAATAACTAAAAAGTAGATAAGATGTCAAAGTTACAAGTTGACAATATTGTTAATAAGGCAGACAATGGTGCCCCCACTCTTTCAAGGGGTGCTATTGTTACTGGTGTTGCCACTGCCACCACATTTAATGGTAACTTGATTGGTAATGTAACTGGCACTGCAACTACTGCAACCACTGCCACCACTGCTACTAATGCGCAGGGATTAACTGGAACACCAAACATCTCAGTAGGTACAATTTCAGCAAGTGGTAGTGTCTCTATTGGTGGTACACTGACATATGAAGATGTAACTAATGTTGACTCTGTTGGTATTGTCACAACAAGAGGTGGTCTGACCACCCAAAAGATGCTGAAGGAAGAATTTAATACTACTGCTGGTAAGTTAAGTGCTAACTTAAATATTGACTTATCAAATGGGATGGTGCATTTATTCACCACTCAAGAAGATGCAACCTCAGTTCCAAATATCAGATATAGTTCATCAGAATCACTGAACTCAAGAATGGCAGTTGGTGAGACTGTATCTGTTACAATAATTACCACTGCTGCTGCAGGTGGTTATTCAACTGGTATTACTATTGATGGTAATGCTAATGGACAGAACTCATATACTCTCTCTACTAATTGGACTGGTGGAGCTGCACCTGCTGCAGGTGGTGCAAGTGGTGTAGACATTTATGCATATGGTATCATGAAGACTGCTGATAAAACATTTACAATTATTGCAAGTCAAACAAAGACATCTGCTTGAGGGGGATAAGTGATGAAAGAACATCATAAGAAAGAATCTCCAATTATCTCCTTGCTTGGATTTGGTGGAGGTGGGACTGGCACTGCTTTTGGTGGTGTTGCTGGAGGTCCAAAAACATATGTTGATGATGTTTTTGCACCATATGTTTATACTGGTGACAATAGTGTAGCTACACAAACATTCAACACCGGACTTGATATGTCTGGTGAAGGTGGTATGATATGGTTTAAAAGTAGAAGCAATTCTCAAGCAGCTCGTATTCTTGACACAGTTCGTGGTGCAAATGAATCTTTGATTCCACACAGCGACACAGACAGCGGCGGTTTAGGTGCAGATGGATTGACCTTTTTAAGTAATGGATTTTCTCTTGGTTGGACTGGAGGTGACCTTGATGCTCCAAATGATTATATTTCTTGGTCATTTCGTAAAGCACCAGGGTTCTTTGATATAGTTACTTGGACCGGCAATGGAGTTGATGAGCGTTTAATCCCCCATAATCTAGGTTCAACACCAGGGATGATTGTGGTTAAATGCACAAGTAATAATGAAAATTGGATTGTATGGCACAGAAATATAGCTACAACCAGTTACTTACAATTAAATACAACTAATTCCCTTTTAACTGGAATTAAACCTTGGGGGACTAATACTCAGACAATTAACAGCACTCATTTTAGTGTTAATAATTATGGAAGTGTGAATAGTAATGGAAGAACATATGTTGCTTATGTCTTTGCTCATGATGATCAACAGTTTGGCACTGGTGGTAATGAAAGTATTATTGAGTGTGGACAATACACAGGATCTGGATCAGTTGGAAAGACTGTCAATTTGGGTTTTGAACCCCAATTTGTTATGGTTAAAAGCACACAGCAATCAAGACCCTGGGTGATGATTGATACCGTTCGTGGTATGCCCAGAGATGGAGATGGAGTTCGTTTACTTGCAAATGATAGTGCTGGAGATGTTACATCAGCAAGTTTTTTAGCACCAACTCCCACAGGATTTGAGGTTACTCAACAAAACACTTATGTAAACACCTCAGGTGAAAACTACATCTACATGGCAATTCGTCGCCCCAATAAACCACCTGAAGCAGGAACAGATGTGTTTGCTATAGATGTAAATACTCAATCAGAACCTGAGTATGTTTCTAACTTTGTTGTTGACTGGGCTTTCCACAGAAACGTTGCATACACAGATAACTTTGAAAGCTATTCACGCCTGACAGGGTTTAATAAGCTTGAGATAAATCGACTCTCAGCACAAAGCAATAATAATGCTGCTAAGTTTGATTTTATGAATGGTTGGGGAGATAACCTAGCAAATGATACTAATTATCGATCATGGATGTTCAAGCGTGCCCCTGGATTCCTTGATATTGTTTGTTACAACGGAAATGGATCTAATAGAACTATTAATCACAACCTTGGAAAAGTACCTGAAATGATATGGGTCAAGAAAAGAGAATCATCAGGAGCCTGGGCTGTATATCATTCTGCCATTGGACCAACAAAATATCTTCAAGTGAACAGTCCTAACCAACCATCAACATATAATGGTGTATGGAATGATACTGCCCCAACAAGCACAGTTTTTTCACTTGGTTCTGATGGTTATGTTAATGGTGGTTCTAGTAATAAATATATCGCCTATCTCTTCTCCTCTTTACCTGGTATAAGTAAGGTTGGTAGTTACGCAGGAACTGGTAATAATATAGATGTTGACTGTGGTTTTGCTAGTGGTGCTAGATTTGTTCTGATTAAAGCAACTCATGACAACAGTACAGAGTGGTTCACATGGGATTCTGTTCGTGGAATTGTTGCTGGTAATGATCCTTATCTTCTCTTTAGTAGCAACGCAGCTCAAGTAACTAATACTGACTACATTGACCCTCTAAGCACTGGATTTACAGTTACCTCCAATGCTCCTGCTGCACTAAATGCCGTTGGAGGTGATTATATCTTCCTTGCTATTGCCTAATATAAATAACTAAAAAGTCATAAGATGTCAAGAGCACGCGACCTATCAAGACTTACTAACCCAGTAAATTTTACTATTGATTCAACCAATAATAGGATTGGTCTTAACAGTACAAGTCCTACAGCAAAATTAAATGTTGCTGGTATTGTTAGTGCTACTGAATTTTATGGTGATGGTTCTAATCTGGAAGGTGTAGCTAGTGCTGGACTTGGCACAGCATTAGGAGAAACTGACCCTCTTGCTGTTATATACTTTACTGATCAGCAATTAAATGTTAGTTCAAGCACACAAGTCACTGTCCCAGACAGTTCAGATGTAGCATATACACAATATTCTGAAATTGTTGTTGATGATAGCAATGATTTAATTATTAATGATGGTGATGATTTTGTACCTGATATTTTAGGTCTTTCAACAACAGGAATGAGTGCGCCAGCAGGTGCAGGAAATGATGTTTTTAATACTGTATATGCAGACTTTATTGAGGATAGAGCAGGAAGAAGTGCTCCAACATTTAATCATGGTGCCAATGTAACTGGTGTTGTTACTGCAACAAAATTTGTTGGAGATGCCTCTGGTCTAACAGGAGATGGTTCTGGTCTAACCAATATTGTTGGCACTGGATCTGGTATAGTAGTTAAGAATAATGGGTCCTCTGTTGGTACTGCTGGCACAATTAACTTCAGCACAAACCTTGATGTTTCTGCAATTTCTGCTGGTGTAGTTACTGTAACTTCATCCAATAGTAGAACAAATGTATCTGGAACAACAGGATCTGTTGGAGCAGCTGCTACAACTAACTTAAATATTACAGCATTTAAATCTTATGGGTTGTTGAAGGTAGGAATCAGTAGTGCTGCATGGGTCAGACTTTATGTTGATGCAGACTCAAGAACTTCAGATTCTACTAGATCTTATCTGACAGATCCTGTACCAGGGTCTGGGTTGATTGCAGAGGTTCGCACTGAAACTGCTGGTGTAAGCACTTTCTCTATGACACCAGGAGTAATTGGATGGAATAATGACACCACACCTGCAACAACTGTCTATGCTGCAGTTACTAATAATGAATCATCTGCTGCAGCTATCACTGTCACATTAACTGTGGTTAAGATGGAGGATTAATGAACGAATACATTGTAACTTGCAGATCTAGAGCAGACTTAGAGGATCTTTACAATGACATGGAGACTCCTGGAGGTTCTCTATACATTCCTGACAGAGAAGTTGAATTAGTTCACAGAAGAGCGATTAGTCGCAATACTCATTATATGCTGACTGAAGAAGAGGCAGCAGAAATTCGTAAGGATGAAAGAGTAATTGCTTGTGAACGTTTAGCAAAAGACAGAGGCATTGTTCCAGAATATTTTTGGACACAGACAGGTGACTTTGAAAAAACAACAGGAACTTTGCAGTCTGATGACAAGAATTGGGGACTATATAGAGTAATTGAAGGTGCTACAGTTTCTAACTGGGGGAGTGATAGTACCTCAGAGATATCAAATAGAACTATTACTACTACAGCATCAGCAAAAAATGTTGATGTTGTAATTGTTGATTCTCACATCAATCCAAATCATCCAGAGTTTGCAGTCAATCCTGATGGAAGTGGTGGTAGTAGAGTGAATCAATTTAATTGGTTCTCGTATAATTCTGTATTGGGTTATGGATCTAATGGAACTTATACTTACAGCAGTTCTGGTGCTTCACCAAATAGTAATCATGGAACTCATGTAGCAGGAACAGTTGCAGGTAATACACAAGGATGGGCAAGAGATGCTAACATCTATAACATGGCTTTCAGTGATTCCTTGTCTGGTGTGACTGATTGGGATGAAAAGTTATGGGATTATCTTCGTCACTTTCATAAGAATAAAGCAATAAACTCTGCTACTGGAAGAAGAAATCCAACAATCACTAATCATAGTTGGGGATATTCCTATAGTAATATCAATCTTTCAACACTGACCTCAGTTAGATATAGAGGAACAGTAACTAGTCTTAGTGGGACAGATTCTCAGAAGAAAACTGTTTTGGAAGATAATGGTGTTCCAGTTCCTGCTAACACTTATCTTTATAAAACTCCTGCTAGAGTCGCTTCAGTAGATGCTGATATCCAGGATGCTATTGCTGATGGTGTGATTGTTATTTCATCTGCTGGAAACAGTTATTGGAACTGTGACACTTCAAGTGGTAATGACTATGATAATTACACATCTGGTTCTGGTGGAACTGTGTATCATTCAAGAGGTTCAACACCAGGTTCATCTGATAATGTTATTTGTGTAGGATCTATTGGTTCTAAAGTTGCTGAATACAAATCAAACTTTAGTAATTGGGGTGAACGTGTAGATATCTGGGCACCTGGTAGTGATATTATTTCTGCTGTTTATGATCAGTCAAGTGCTAACTCTGCTGGTTATGGTTCTTTACCACAAGATCCTAGAAATAGTTCTTATTACTTAGCATCAATCAGTGGAACAAGTATGGCATCTCCTCAGGTTTGTGGAGTTATTGCTTGTCTTGCAGAATCTGAACCAAATATAACTCAAGCACAAGTGCGTGAATATTTTTCTGAAAATTATTTCTTACAAGATATTGGAACTACTGGAACCATAAATCACAGCAGTTATGAGGCACTGGGGGATAGTGCTAATAAATATCTTTTCTATTTTCAAAAGAGAAAACAAACAGGATCTCTTCAGCAAACTATTGTTGGACCCAGAAACAATAATACTTCTGGAGTAAAATATCCAAGGACAAATAGGATGGTAACAAATCGCCAATAAATTATTAGTGGTGAACTACTTATTCCTTGCTATTGCTTGATATAAATAACTAAAAAGAAGTCAAGATGTCACAGATTAATGTTGACAATATAAAAGGAAGAACAGGGGGTGCTGTATCAGCACCTGCTGGTATTGTTGTGACTGGTGTTGGTACATTCACTGGTAATGTTTCAATTGCAGGAACATTAACTTATGAAGATGTAACTAATGTAGACTCTGTTGGTATCATCACAGCAAGAAATGGTATCAATGTAGCTGGTGGCACTATAACTGGTGATGGTTCTGGATTAACTGGTGTTGCACCATCATTTAGTGGTATTGCATCTGGGTCTTTATCTAATGGACAAACAGTAATTATTACACATGATGGTAAAGTAACAGGTATCACACGCACTGACCTACCTACACCAGAAGAAGGGCAAATTGCTACTTTTGAATCTGGATCAACTAGTGGTGCTTCCATGCAAGGTGTGTATGATCCTGATACTGGAAGAGTTATAGTTGTATATTGTGATGCTGATGCTTCTAATGCTGGAAAGGCAGCTGCAGGATTAGTATCTTCTGATGGATCAATAACATTTGGATCTGAAGCAACTTGGCACTCAGGAGCTACTGAAAATGTTGGAGTAGCATATGATACTGCAAATGATAGGATAGTTGTTTGTGGTAGAGATAATGGTGCTGCTAATGCAATTTATAATGTTGGTTCACTAGTTGGTAGCACTATTACATTTGGATCATATGGAGATTTATCAACTGATGGTTGTAGAGAAGTTAAAGTAGCATATGACACTAATGCAGATAGAGTTCTCTTCATTTATCAAGTAGGAACTGGAAGCGCGGGAAAATGCCGTGCAGGTGAAGTTTCAGGACTCACAGTATCTTTAGGAGCTGAAGCTACATTTGAGTCAGGTGCTATTCTCGCCAATATGAATTCAGTTACATATCATGCTGCTGCTCAAAAAAATGTCATTACATATACAATGGGATCTGGAGGAAGTTATGATGGACGTGCTAAAGTAGCAACAATTGATCCTAGTGATAATTCTGTTACTTTTGGAACACATGGAACATTCCACTCAGCATCAAATGTAACTGATTGTGATTCAGTTTATGATCCAGATAGTGAAAGAATAGTAATACATTTTATAGCTGATAATGTAATTAATGCCATTGTTGGAGAAGTAACTGGAACTAATATAACTTTTGGTTCTAAAATAGTAGCTTATAACACTCAGGCATATAATTTAGATTCAACTTATGATACAACTAATGATAAAGTTGTTCTCATGTGTAGAAATGCTAGTGACGGCAGAGCTCAAATGCTTGTAGGAAATGTAAATAATTCAGATAATTCTATTAGTATTGCTTCTACTACTCAGATTCACAGTGGATCTGCTACCAGAATTGGCGGTACATTTGATTCCAATACTGGTCATGTGGTATTTTTCTTTAATGATGGTGATGATGGTCAGAAAGGAAAAGCTAAAACATATAAAACAATTACTGCTACTACTAATTTGACAGATGGAAACTTTCTTGGTTTCTCTAATGCTGCATATAATGATGGTCAAACTGCAAAGATTCAAGTTGTAGGTGCTATTGATGATGCTCAAACTGGTTTGACAACTGGTGCAAAGCATTATGTTCAGAAAAATGGATCATTAGCAACCAATGCAGACTCTCCAAATGTTGAGGCAGGTACTGCACTTTCTGCCACCCAGATTCTGATCAGGTAATAGTTCAAACATATAAACTAAAAAGTCATAGTCATGACCAGAGCAGTAAATCTTGCCAATTTAGCAGACACAACTATTCTTGCAAAGGATAATTGACAGTCTGTATAATCTGATATATACTAGACTTGAACACATTATAAGTGTATGGCATTTCAATCAATTTGGTATTATACTGACCTGCCTGAAGACATTGTAGATATCATTGAGAGGGATGTATCTGAAACTTTTGATGAGCAGATGGCAGATTCTAAACTGCATGGTGATGCTCTGAATAAAGAAAAGCGTAACTCGCAAAACGCTTGGATTCCTACAAACCATTGGCTTGGTGGTTTCCTGTGGCACTATATTATGCGTGCTAACCGTGAGAACTTCCTTTATGATCTTCGGTGTATTGATGGAGAATCAATGCAGTACACCAGATATGGTGAAGGTCAGTTCTATGGATGGCATAACGACGCAGGACTTGCTACACAATATAAACCAGTAGCTGTTGGTAATCGTGCTGAGGGTCTGGGGCATGACTTTGTGAATGAGAATATTGAGATGGTTCGTAAACTGTCTTTTGCAATGCAACTCTCTCATCCTGATGATTATGAGGGTGGTAATGTGCAACTACTAGATGAAGCAGGAAAAAGCTATATTGTTCCAAGAAGACGTGGTACAATTGTCTTATTTGATTCAAGAACTCAACATAGGGTTCATAAAGTTAGAAAAGGTATAAGAAAATCAATTGTTGGTTGGTGTGTTGGTCCACGTTGGAAGTGAGGTAATATGGCAGAACTAATGACAGAAGAGCAAGTAAATTTTACTGAAAGAAACAATACTGGAACCTCATGGACTCTTAATGATAGTTTTGAAAAGAATGGTTACCTTGTTGTAAAAAACTTATATGACCCAGATAAATTGTACCATCCTGTTCCTGAAAAGAAAGGTCAATACAATTACTATGGAAAAAATCTAGACAAATTTAATTATAGAGAAGTAGAAAATCAAGTAGAGGGTTCCACTTCAAGATATTGGCATCCACAATATCGTCAAGCACACACTGATATTAGACTTAAACTTGAAAAAGTATTAGGTCGTAAGTTATATAATACTTATTATTATGATAGGTTCTATTATCCTGGACAAGAACTGACTCGCCATGCTGATCGTGATGCATGTGAAATTTCAGTGACTGTTCATATAAGCACAAATTTAGAAGATGAGGAAAAAGATTGGCCTATCTGGATAAAAACTCCTGATACCTATTCTGACAATAAAAAGACATCAATTGTTGTTAATGGTGAAAATCGTTCAGTAATTTTGCAACCTGGTGATGGAATGATCTACAAGGGATGTGAGCGTCCACATTGGAGAGATCCAATGCCTGGCAAGAAAAAGAGTGTATTTGGTAAAAGTGTAGAAACTTATTATCATCAGATCTTCTTTCACTATGTTTTACAGGATGGACATAGGGCACATTGTGCATGGGATGCATCAAAATAATTCTTGATAATCAACATGTCTAAATAACTAGAAAGATTCTAGAAGGATGTCCAGAATTAGAGCTGATAGAATTGTTGATAGGGCAGCCACTGGTGCTCCACTGTTCCCTAATGGTGCAGTTATAACTGGTGTAGCAACTGCAACCACTTTTGATGGTGCATTGAGTGGTAATGCCACATCTGCAACCACTGCAACCACTGCAACAAATGCGCAGGGATTGACAGGTAATCCTAATATATCTGTTGGAACTATCACAGCAAGTGGTAATGTATCAGTTGGTGGTACATTGACCTATGATGATGTCACTAATATTGACTCTGTTGGTATTGTCACTGCAAGATCTGGTGCTGACCTTCAAGGATTTAAGGTTGAGGAAGGAAAACAAGATGGTTCTACAAGTTTAAATGGAGAATTTGATTTTCTCTTAGAGAATGGTCATGTACAAAGATTCTCTGCAGCTACTGGTGGAAACTACTTCCCTGATTTTAAGGTAAGTGGTTCAAAATCATTGAGTTCAATTATGGATGTTGGTGATGCTGTATCTGTAATGTTGATAGTTGCTTCATCATCACATTATTGCACTACAGGAATCAAAATTGATAATAGTACATCAAACTTAGATATTGATTGGGTTGGTGGTGCTGCACCTTCTGCTGCTAATGGATCAGGATTTGATATCTACTCATTTACTATTATTAAAACAGCATCTACACCTGCTTATCACATCATTGGTAATGCAGTTGGTGTGGCAGGTTGATAGGGAGGTAATATGAAAGAATTTCATAAAAAAGAGGCACCAATCGTAGGATATGCTGGTTTTGGTGGTGGAACTTCCTTCCTTGCAAAACCAGCAGGTGGAGCAGTAGTAGACATCTCTGAACACTTTAAGTCTTTGAGAAGAACTGTAACTAGCGATGAAGACAATAATCATTACAGTGGTTTATGGGATTCAGGATTGGCTATTGGTGAATTTGTAACAGGTGAAGTAGTTTTTGATGTACCAGGCACTTATACTTGGACTGTTCCAAATGGTGTTTCTGTAATCACAGTTGTAACTGTTGGAGGTGGTGGAGCTGGACAGGGGTATTCTGGAGGAGGTGGAGGTGGTGCATTAGCATATGGTAATAACATTTCTGTAACTGCAGGACAAAATATTACTGTGGTGGTTGGTCATGGTGGACAGAATGCACCTAGTCCTGGAACTGCTCCCTGGGTAGAGACTCCTGGTGGGGTATCATATGTACTAACTCCACCAGGAGCTTATGCAGCAAGAGCAGGTGGAGGTAGTGGTGGAAACAGAACTAACATGGGTCCACCGTTTGCAGGATCAGGTGGAGCAGGTGGAACTGTTCTAAATGGTGGTGGTGGATCTGGTGGATCTGGTGGCAATATGCCTAACCGTGGAAGTGGATATGCTACTGCTGGAGGCGGTGGTGCTGGTGGATATTCTGGCAATGGTGGAAACGGTGGTAGTGCTGGTAATGGATATGCTAATTCAGGTTCAAGCGGAAGTGGAGGAGGTGCTGGAGGTGGTTCTGGTTCATGGGACGCACCTCCTAACAGAGGTGCTGCTGGTGGTGGTGAAGGTGGAGGAGTTGGTATATATGGTCAAGGTCCTAATGGAGCAGGTGGTCCCAACGCCAATGCTACAAACGGATCAACAGAGCAACCTGGCGTAGGTGGTGGTGGTGGATCTGGTGGCACGGATGGTGGTGACAGTTTTGGTCATGACGCTGCTGGTTTATATGGTGGTGGTGGAGCTAATGGATATGTTGGAGGTATGAGTGGTGCAGTAAGAATTATTTGGCCTGGCAATACTAGATCATTCCCTTCAACTTCAGTAACCAAAGGTTCATATGATTCTTCTTATGAAAATGTCAATGATTATTTTATTATGGCAAAAATACAAGGATTGAGTGCTGGAAGATTTATTACTGGACTTAATGGAAATGGATCTACTGATGAATATACAAGTGTTGGAAATAATAATATAAGCAATACACAAGGCACAAGCAACAATGAATATACATATAACAGGGGTCGTAGACCTATAAGAGAAGGAAAAGTTGGTTGGAATAAAATCACTGGTACCAGAAATACTGGTTATAGTGAAGTGGTTCATTTCTTTAAAAAAGGTGATGGATTTTTTAATATGTTTTCATACACTGGTAATGGAAATAACACTCGTGACATTACACATGGACTATCATCAAAACCTGGATTTATATTAATACTTCCATATACTGAATCTGCTCCTGCTTGTTGGAGATCATATGATGCAGATAATTCAAATGAATCATTTGGTACTCTCAGTAAAACAATACAAAATGATACATCTCATAGTCAACTCTCATATGGTTATATTAGTGCAAGTAGCACCTCATCATTCACTGTAACAAATGGAAGTGATGGATCAAATCCAACTAAAGCAGTAAATAAAAACAGCAACAGATATGATGTCATAGTATTTGAGAACAGTTCAATCTGTAAAACAGGTTACTACACTGGAACTGGATCTGATCAAACTATATCAACAGGTTTTGATAATGGTATTCAATTTTTCATGTATAAGAGATTGAACTCTGATTCTGACCCTGGAGGAGAATGGATGTATATCACTGGAGATTTAAAAACATCTGGTAATAACTATGGTGAAAAGGTTAGAGGTGCAAATGTACAAGAAACTAAAAACATGATTGAAAGTTCAGGTAGTAACCTGACTCTTAAGACTAATGGGTCAACTATTGATTATAATATGAATGGTGGTCAATATGTTTTCTTAGCAGTTGCTGCTCCTTCCTCATAACTTTATTGCCCTAAATAACTAAAAAGTCATAGTCATGACCAGAGCAGTAAATCTTGCCAATTTAGCAGATTCAAGTATTCTTAAACTTGATGGCGTTAATGACCGTGTTGGTATTGGCAGTACACAACCTACAACAAAACTTGATGTTAATGGTAGCATCAAAGCAAGTGGAGGTTTCTCTGGCACCCTTAGTGCTAGTCAATTAACAGGATCACTTCCTGCTATTGATGGTTCTCAACTGACAGGTGTCAGTGGATTTGCAGATGCTCTTTCTAGTGATCAAACTTCACCACTTAATAAGTTTTTTAAAACACCAAAACAGGTGAATATTGGAGCAGGAACATCAATAACTGTTGAATCTGATGCTGCTTCAGGTAACATTGCATTTGTCAGAGAGAGTGTCATTCATGTTGCAGCAGGTGCAACATTCCATGTAAAGACTAACACCACATTGGCAACCAATGTGCTTGGTGTATTTTGATAAATAACAAGTAGCAAAAGGATTTTAGAGCAAAATGTCTGAAATTAGGGTAGATAAGGTTATTGATGAAGCGGGAACAGGTGCAGTTGAGCTGACTCAAGGTGCAACTCTCCCTAGTGGAAAGACAATTAGTGGTTCTGGCACCATTGCAGTTAATAGTTCAGGCACTGCTGCTGGTCTGAGTGGAACTCCTGACATCTCTGTAGGAACCCTTTCTGCCTCTGGAAATGTAACTATTGGTGGAACACTGACATATAATGATGTAACTAATATTGATTCTGTTGGTCTTATTACTGCAAGAAATGGTATCCATGTTACCTCTGGCATCACTAGTATCAAGGGTGCTGCAGAGAAGGTAAATGCAGGATCTTATGCTGGTGGTATTTTAACACTTGATGCTTCTACTGGTACAGTATTCACACATGACTTACAAGGAGCAACAGTTGGTTTAGTATCAATTACTAACTTCCCAGTTGTAACTAACTCATTCCATACAGTCACTGTTATATACAACCAGAACTCTGCTGGTACAGGTAATACAACTGCTGCAACTGGTGTAAGTACAAACATCACACTTAATCCTGCTGGTGCATCTGGATTTAGCACCACTGGATTATGTGGAACAGGAACCACAGTTACACTGTCAACAACAGCAGAAGACTTTGATATTGTCACATATGGTATTCACTACAATGGTTCAGGGTCAGGAGCAGTAGGAAACTATAAAGTATTTGTTACTAAGTCTGGTGATTTTAGATATTGATAGGAGGTATCTAATATGTCAATTTTTAGAGATTGTTTTGTAAAAGAAAGCCCAATTTTTACTGGTATCAGTAGAGGTGTTGGTGGTTTTGGTTATGGTGCTTCTGGTGGTGCTGCAGGTCCTGCAGGACATGTAGATCATATTAGTGGTCTTTCAGGTGATGGTACTAAGATTGTTACTGATGGTGTAACTTTCTATCAGGCAAATCATGCAGTTCAACTGAACAATCCTGCCACTGCTCCTAGTTTTCAGTTTACTACAGCACAACCTTTTTATGTTGCCATGATTGGTGCATCAGGTGCTGCAGGTTATAATAATGCACCTTCTGGATTAGGTGGTATAGGTGTGGCATTGGTTACACCAGGTACAAGTACAACATATAGGTTATGGTCTGGTGTTGGTGGATATTGGTCAAATAATAACACATCATCACATGAGAAAGCAGAATATAGAGGTGGTGCAGGTGGTATTGGTAACCAAACTGGACTATCAAACACATATAGAATCCAAGGTGGTGGAGGAGGTGCAGGTGCATTAATAAGAGGAACTGGTGGTCTGAGCTCTTCTGGCAATATATTAGCTATGGTTGGTTCTGGTGGTGGTTCAGGCAATGGTGGTGGTGCTGGAGCTGGTCATGGTGGGGGTTTTAATAGAAATGGAGTGACAAAGACAGTAAACGGAACAGCCAATGGGCAAGGTGCAACTACTAGTTCAGCTGGTGATGGTGGAACTTTTAATCCTAATTATGCTTCTGCTGGCAATGGCGGTGGATTTCTTAATGGTGGACAAGGTGGTAATTCTGATTATGATGCTGGCCATGGTGGAGGATGTGGTTGGTATGGTGGCGGCGGTGGATCTGGTGGTGGTGGATTCAGTGGTGGCGCTGGTGGCGGTGGATCAGGAAAAACGCAAAATGTGTCAGGGGACACTGTTGACTTAAGTTCTCCTCTTACAAACACTGCAGATGGTAGTACTACTGGAAGTACTGATTTACAAACTTGGATAAGAGCAGCATCTGGTGTGAATTATGTAATTCCAAATAATGGCAATTATGGTATGCAAGCAGATCATTCTGGATCTCGAGAGGGACATGCTGGATGGGCATGTGTATGGTCATACCATGCACTCTAAGTCATACTAGTGACAATTTAAATACTGTCCACTGCACCTTGACAAGGTGCTTTTTTTTGTCTATAATTGCTTTGTTGCTTTTGAGATCAAGTTCTACGAGCCCTATGAAGACTAAGTTTGTAACTGTCAAACCCATCAGTGTAAAGGCAAAGAATCGTTTCCATAACTTGATGGATCAACTGCACTCATGTAAAGTAGAACAAGAAGATCAAGAGAAGATGTTTCTTGCTTCTATCTCTGGAAGGTATCACTTCTGGATGTCCAAGGAAAATGATGTTAACTGGAGTCTAATTAAATGAACTACAACAAGACTTGGGAAGTAATGTCTGACCTTGAAGATTCATTTAATCGCATTATTGCTCTTGAAAAGATGATTGATGATTTGAATGATGCTGTAAGTGTTGGAGACCAAGAAAGTATTGCTGAAGTATCAGAAGCAATGAAAACATTCATGCCTGTCTATATACGACAGTATGAAAAAGCATCACATCGTGCCTGGAACAACACAGTAAGAGAAGTTGCTAAGGTAGATAACCCTTACAAAACTTCAAGAAATGCTGGTGTTTCTTATGAAGATGTGGTTAAATATCTGGAAACTGACACTTTTGGAAACTATGTCTCTAGACCCAAAGAAACAACTGAAGACTCAGGAAGTGGAATCAATGAGGAGGGCAGTTGAAGAATCAGAAGCAGGTATTAGAGCTATTCATCCTGACAAGTTGGAAGAATGGGCAGAACATCTTGTCAGAAAACTAAAAAAGTAGTATAGTAAAGAGGTAATTACAGGAGACAATGAAGTATCTCTATATTATTGATCATTTTGTTCCTTTCCCACAATCTGAATATGGTGGACAGTGGAGTGTAGTAGCAGAAAATGATGAGCAATGTTTTGATGTTGTTGTTTGTGAAGATGAGGAACTAAATATAGGATGTTATGGTAAACTAAGGCAGAACATCAAAAAGGCATCAAAATTTGCCCTTCAAGACCCAGATCAAAAAAGTAGAGTAATTTCGTCCTTTCTTACTTAATAGATATGTCTCAACCTAGACAAAAGGATCCATCTGATCCACTTTATGACCCAAATGACAAGTACAATGAGTACAAAGTAGACTTTCATGCTAATGAATCACACTCAGAAGATGAGTTTGATGCTGAGCATGATGGAAAGATTGCTGATTGGCACAATAGACACAGAGATAAGGAGTTAGATAAGTTCTGTGATGATCACCCTGGTTCACCTATGTGTAAAGTGTTTGACGTATGACTGAAAAAGAGAAGGCAGCACTTGGTCTCATGATTGAGAGCGTACATAAACCAGATAGTAAACTAAGGGGTTGCGCCCACAACCAAGAGTGTTATAATGAGTTGATGGAATGGCGTCAAAAGATGCTTGACCTTCTCTATAGTTATGAAAACAATGACAAATCTCCCTCATCAAGCACCTGAAGGATATGAATATTGGACTGATGATTTCAGTGCAAAATTTACCAGGGTGTGGATAAGAAACACTGGATATTTCACTTATTGTGAAGGTCAACCCAGCAGTGTTTGGGGATTCATTAACAAGAAGACTGGTGATATTCATTCACCAGTCAATCATAAAAAAGTAGGGAAGGTAGTAGATATTACATTGACTTCCCCATATTCTGCTATGGTATTACAATTAAATCCATTAATGGCAGCATTCCAATGAGTTTAGATCCAAATAGTATTACACTCAATAAAACATCAAAGTTATTTGAGTTTGAGAAGCAATCCAGAGCGATTGATGAGATAGATGATATCAAGGTGGTAAAAGATTTATTAAAATGTTACATTAAACTGTATCTCAAACAGCAGGAGACCATTGCAATCATTGGAGCACCTACAGACATCAATGGAGACACGTAAAGACAGAATGGCACATGAATATGTGCCTAAACTTCATGATTATGTCATCTGGCATCATAATAAAACCACAGAAGAGGGATGGGTTTATTATGCTGGAGATGAACACATCTCTATTGAAGTTGGTGTTAAAGATAAACCAATTTGTGACCTAACAGCACATCACAAACATAGAAAAAATCATATCTTATTAGTTTGTCAAAATTATCATTGGCATGAATTAGAATATGTCAAACATAGAAAAGACTTCTGGGATTGTGAAGAACAATGAGTATTTACCTCATGTTATATCATTGTGCTTGATTTTTGTGGCATGTCTTGCTACAATAGCACTAGGATATTTCCATGGTAACATGCACTTGCTTACCACACTTAAAAATGCTTACACATCATGAAAAAATTATTAGCATCATTAGCAATTATTGCTAGTCTTGGAGCACCAGCACTTGCTGATCCTGAGATTGAGAAATGGAAAACACATCATGCCATGGGATGCATGATGCTTGGTGATTGTAAAGAAGGTGTAGAAGAGATTACAAAGTGGGAGGACTTAGGTCCACAATATGAATCATTTGGTGATGAATTATCACAACTGATTGCTGCTGCTAATAAAGCAGGTATCAAAATTTTCCTGGCAGAGGACAAATACTTTGTCTTTATGACTAGAGGATTGTATAGTGTTGCTGAAAATACTTTCTTCCTGAACAAAAGATATATTGATAACCCAATGATGATGACTAAAGTTATCAGGCATGAGGGATGGCACGCTGTGCAGGATTGCATGGCAGGAACATTAGATAATACTTATACTGCTGTAGTCTTTCAAGATGGTGTAGTTCCTGATTGGATTGTTAGAGGTGCAGAGAAAACTTATCCAATGAGTGCAGCACCATATGAAGCAGAGGCAATGTATGCTGCATTTGATGATAGATTGACTATTCAAGGTTTAGAAGCATGTGCAGGTGACAAACCTATGTGGAAAGTATTCACTCCAACTCCTTTAACAAAGAAATGGTTAATTGAGCAGGGTTTCTATAAATAAACACTAGATATGGACAGTCATTGTGCTGTCCATCTGCTCTTGACCAAATCAGTCTAATGCTTTAAGATAACAAAGTAGTTCAGGAGTCCACCATGCCTTCCTTCACACTAGCACAGAAGCAACGCTATCGTATTACCCTTGATCTAGATGTATTGAGTGATTTCAATCCACATGAGATTGATTGGGCAAAATTGCTTGACATTCAAGGTAGTGAAACAGTGGACACCTATGTGGAAGATTTGAGTATGCCTACTGAGTGGCACTAAATTTTCCATGCATAGCATGTGTGTGGTCTAAATAACCATATAGAGTTAGTAGACCACACATGGCATTTTATATTAAAAAACCACATATCTTAGACAGCAGCAAAGATATGTATTATGAAGGCAATCGTCAATGGTCTGATGATGCCTCAAATAAAAAAGATTATGTAGATGCTGATGCTGCTAATGCAGAGATGGTAAATACTGATGGCAAAAATGGTGGTTGGACTGGCGCACAGGTTCTGTCAGAATGAAAACATTTACAGATCTCTTTGAGGTCTATGATCCTGAAGTTCAGGGCAGATCTCAAATCAAAAAGATGGGTGATGGTGGCAGAATTCGCCCTGACAGAAAGAAGACTGAACCTGAAAAACGCAGGATGAAAGCAGCAGGTGGGGGCAAGATGGTCCCTGCTAAAGATTACAA